TCTCTGGGCCAATCTCGCGGCCAATCTCGGGGCCAATCTCTGGGACAATCTCTGGGCCAATCTCAGGGCCAATCTCGGGGCCAATCTCGGGGCACAAAAAATTGAGTACGTGCCATTTGCGTACTATGGCAACATTTCGGACTATAGCTGGACTTGCTTGTACGAATTCATAAACAATGAACTTATACCGGGTTATAAATATGAGTTGTGGGACAAGTGGAAAAACCTTATTAATTCTAACTTTTACGACATGATTCAGTTTGACAGCCTTGTCATTGCGGTTAAAATGCCCATTAGCGTAAAGGTAGACGATAGACGCCGCTTGCATTGCGCGGACGGATACGCCGTTGAGTTTGCGGACGGTTACGCCGTTTGTGCGTGGCACGGAATTATTGTTGACGAAAGAATCATTTTAGACCCGGAGCATATTACGCCGGAGTTGATATCAAAGGAGCAAAACGCAGAAATACGCAGGTGTATGGTAGAAAAGTACGGACGGGACAGGTTTTTGAAATTGTCAACAAAGGTGCATTCCGACGAATGGGGAGAATTGTACAGAAACGAATCAATACGCGACGTAAACGGCGACGCGTACTGCTTTGTAAAGGTTGTCAATTCTACGCCGGAGCCGGACGGGACGTTCAAGGACTACGTTTTGCGCGTCAATCCAAAATGCAAAACGGCATACGAGGCGGTTGCTTCTACTTTCCCGCGCATACCAAATTTTTCACCTGCAGTTGAAACGTGAGACAGACAAAAGTGAGAGGGGGTGAAAATATTGGGAACACAAGGTTTAGGAATGGCGCAACTAATAGAGCAAAGGACAGAGGCAGCAATGCAAATGGGGAGGCAAGAGGCAAAAGAAGCATACACGATTGAAATGATGCTGAAAAACTTGCTTGACACAGTTTCTTCCTGCGCTGAACTGTCGGAAACAATCAGGGCAAAGCTTTATGACTTTGCGCCAAAAAACGACTGTAGTGTAAAATACAGCACTGCGCCATGTATCGAAAGCACTATCGGACTTGTTTTGGAAAAGGCCGCAGAAGTTCAAAACACACTAGTAGCCATTAATACGCGGCTATAACACAAGCGGGGTACACCCGCTTATATGGGCACAACGGGGCACGCGTCCCGGAATGTCCAACAAGGAGGCCATATGCTTACATTTTCTGCAGACAACTGCATAATACGCCTGGAGTCCCTGGCGATCCGCGCATACATACACGGGCGGCGCGAGTTGGCGGTGAAGCTGTGGGGCATGGCGGAAGAAAGGAGGGGAAGGGAATGATTGAGAAATTTTTGCAGCGAGGCGGACCGGAGGTATTTGCCGTGTTCCTGCTGATCCTGGGCGTGCTGGCGCTCATATTCCTGCTTGCGACGCTGGCGGTTGACGTATATGAGTACCGCCGGAAGCGTAACCGCATGAGGCAGCTTGAGCGGGCGAAGCGTAAGCCGGACTATGTGCCGTTTGATAAGAGGGTGTGAGGGGGCAATGTTATGTCAAAGTGGTGTAACTATTATAATTGCTGGTGCAGTGATGCTGAGGATATCACTGATGGTATGGGCGATTGCGACTATGAGTGTAATGGTTGCGAGGATTGCGAAGAAATAGGTGTGAGGGGGTGAAAAGGTGCGAATACTAAAAAATATCCAAGTTCCAACAGGCAATATACTGATTGTTGATGGCGAAAAAGGCAAGCTTGAATGTCTTTCACTGGGCGATTATGGCAAGGACGTAAACCTGAATCAGCATAAAAGGGTATTGCATACGGATTTATTGCCTTTGTCTGAAAAATGGGTTGTTACCATATCAACTCAATACGGTTGTTCTATGGAATGTACGTTTTGCGACGTTCCGAAGGTGGGACCCGGCATAAATGCCACTACTTATGATATGCTAGACCAGTTATATACATGTTTGGATCTCCACCCTGAAATACACGACATAAAGAGGCTTAATATTCATTTTGCAAGAATGGGGGAGCCTACATGGAACGCGGATGTTTTGGATGTCGCCAAACTCTTTAAACGCGTAATCTATCCAAGATATGCCATGGTACATCCTGTCGTGTCAACAATGATGCCGAGGAACAATAAAAGACTTATTCAATTTTTGGTTGAATGGATGCGAATAAAAAATCTCTTATATCAAGGCAATGCCGGACTCCAATTGTCTATTAATTCAACAAATGAACACGAGAGAAATATCATGTTTTCCGGCAACTCTTTATCACTTAATGAAATTTCTGAAATAGGGAAAGTTCTTGATTTCCCGAAAGGCCGAAAGATTACATTGAATTTTGCGGTAGCCGCCTGGGAGATTGATGCCGAAAAACTACGCAGTTTATTTAATCCGGATAAGTTTATTGTCAAATTGACTCCAATGCACAAAACGGCAGCCGCAATCCAAAATGACATAAAAACATCAGGCGATTATACGGACTATTATCCATATGTTTATCACGAAGAGGCGGTTAAAAAGGTAGGTTTTGAGGTTTTGACGTTTATTGCTTCCCAGGAAGAAGACGCGAGCAAGATTACTTGTGGTAATGCAATATTGTGTGAGGGGGTGAAAGTTTGAAAGCTTATGAATTAATGGCATTGGCGGAAAAGGAACCAACAAAGTACGCCGGAAGGACATATAAAATTGTTCATGGGTGTGCTATACGGGCGACTAGCGAAAGAGAAACGCATTGCTTTAATGGAATTATGGTTGATGGCAATGGAGAGCTTATTGGAGTTACCGACGGAAAAGTGACTATTTATTTGGCGTATGTATCGTCGGGTGTGGAGGTTGAAGAAATCCCGCAGGACGTTCCATTCATGGAGGCGGTAAAGGCGTACAGCGAGGGAAGGACAATATTTGTGGAACGCGACGGAAAGAAGCGCACATACGAAGACAGTTGTTATTGCGGTTTTTTTGAGGCAAACGACATTCTGTACGGCAAATGGTACATACAAGACTAACCTTTGTCCCGGCTTCCCCTGTCGAGCAGTAGCCCACATAGAGGTATTACGGGCAGGGACGTCCGGGGCAGAAAAAATATAGGAGGGTTGAACATGGGTAAGGAAGAGGTATTGAAATTAGTCAATGAATATGTGTCTGCCAAAGATAGGTTAAAGAAGCAACTGGGGTACATTGGTTACAACGGTTTGCATATGACGGGCGCCAAGCTTGTACCGGTTATGAAGGAATTAGGCATAGCCCCAACCTTTGGAAGATACGAAACAATGGACGACGAATGTGGGATGTATCTGCATTTCCGTTTTGAAGGATACCTCCTTTACTGCTGGTGTTCATATTTGGAAATAGCAGAATACGGCTATCTTGGAGAACTACCGGGAGGTATAAACACGCCAACCGAAAAGGCGGCTTTTGCGGAGTTGAGGCTGGAATTGGCGAGGCTTGAGGCAGAAAATAAGAGGCTTAAAGAAGAAAGGGGAGTTGAGGGGTGAGCGATAAGGAAATCAAAAAAGCCAGTAAGGCACATACCATTTACAAGCTTTTGGACGGAACAAGGATTCCGGGAACAACAACGATACTAGGAGTTATGAATAAACCTGCGTTGGTGTCCTGGGCGAATAAGCTTGGCCTTGAAGGTATCGACAGCAGCAAATATGTTGATGCAACCGCCCGGATCGGCACGCTGGCACATTATCTAGTACAATGCGATTTGACGGGACAGAAACCGGACACAAGCGAATATGGAGCAACGGAGATTGACAAGGCGGAAAACGCGCTTTTGAGTTACTACGAATGGAAAAAGTCAAGGAATATTGTGCCAATGGAAAATGAAATGCCGCTTGTGTCCGAAAAACACCGGTACGGCGGGACAATAGATTGTTACTGCCAAATCGACGGATATACATGGCTATTGGACTTTAAAACCGGTAAGGCAATATATCCTGAAATGCTTGTGCAGCTTGCGGCATATAGACAATTGCTTATTGAAAACGGCTATTTTGTTGATAAAGCCAAAATTCTCCGCATAGGCAGGGACGAGACTGAGGGCTTTGAAGAGCGCACAATCACAGATTTTGCAAAGCACTGGAGCGTGTTTGAGCATTGTCTTGAAATATATAGGCTACAAAAGGAGATAAGTGCATGAACGTATATGAAAAGCTGCAAAAATGCAGAACAGAATTGCAACAAAAAGGATTGAAGAAATCCGGAGAAAATACTCATTCACACTATCCGTATTTTGAACTGGAGGATTTTTCGCCGCAAGCACAAGAACTGTTTATGCAAAACAGGCTTTGCGGCATTGTGTCATTCTCCGCCGAAACGGCAAGTCTGAACGTAATAGACATTGACAAGCCGGAGGACCGCATTGTCTTTACTTCTCCAATGGCAGACGCAAAATTGCCCGGATGTCACCCTATACAAAATTTAGGAGCGGTAGAAACGTACCAGAGAAGATATTTATATATGACAGCGCTTGAAATCACGGAAAATGATGTTCTTGACAAAACGCACGACAAATCAAAAGAGCAGAAAGAGCAAAAAAATGACAACCAGAAGCCTCCGGAGAAACCCGCAGACAACAAAGCCACAAAAGCCCAATGCGCCGCGTTGTACAGCTATGCCACAAAGGATAAGGGCTGGACAAAGGAGCAGTACCAGACGTTTGTTGCGGACCTGTACGAAAGCAAGCAAATATCCTCCAAGTTCTCGAAAAAATACGGCTCCGACGAAATAGTCTGGACTGTTGACGACGTAAAGAAAATACGGGACGAGATTGACGCAATACCATTTTAACCAGGAGGGATTACATTGCAGGATTTACAGGCAGCCATGAGCGAGACGCGGCGCCAACTGAACAAATGCTTGATTTTCTACAAGAACAACGGACGGCGGCTTGCCGGGGCCGAAATGAAATACCGCGTAGCATACCGGAAAGAGATATTCCGCTTGCACGAGACGGATGGCGTCGCCTGGACGGCGTGCCCGGAACTTGCCAGGGGAGACGAGGAAGTCGCGAAGCTGAGATATGAGCGGGACATACGAAAATCCGATTACGAATGCTGCTTGGAGAAAATCCTGCAGCTGAAAATTGAACTGCGGATTATTGAGAATGAAATGCAAGCGGAGCACAGGGGAATGTAGTCACGGTTTGAATGTATAATTATGCAAAATTACGCGAAATGCAGGAAGGAGTAAGGACATGACAAATTATGAGCGGATTAAAAACATGAGCATTGTGGAAATGGCATGTACGTTGATGTGCCCAAACGAAATGAGTATGGCGGAAATTGACTGTGATCATTCTGACAGTAAGAACTGCTGTAAATGCCTTTTGGATTGGTTGGCACAGGAAGCCGTATCCCAATGAAAAGTGTCCTAATCTGCCTAATGAATAATATGGAGAAAATGCGCGGTAACGCTGAAGGGAGTGAATGAGCAAATGAAACGTGACACAAAGGAATGCTACGAAGATTGTGAGAGAAAGAAATTCTTTGAACAGGAATTTGTTGAAAGCCTGGAAATAGAGCAAGTGCAAGAATTCTATGAGTTTTTGCAGGGAAACAGAAGGGAAACAGTTCCGAGAAGTGGAACTGGCAAAATCACCTGGAATCCAGAAGACATGCCCAAATTAAGCAAGGAACAGGCTTTTGCCATTATCTACTATTTACAGGAAGCGCTATATACAATGCCTGATCACTACGAAAAATGCCGTATCTGCGGCGATTTGTTTGATGGTGATAAAGATGGGTGCATGGGCGGATATTGCGATGAATGCGGATGCCAGTGCGATTACGATAGCCTTGAGAATGGGTGCGATGATTGCCCGGATGCACAGTGATTGGTGTTTGGAGAAAATGCGCGGTAAAGGGGGATACAGTACATGGAAACATATAAAAGTAAGGTATATACAGATCGGCCGCAATACGCAGATTTTGACGCGCCGCGCAAGTTTGAGGCCATAAAAAGCATAATTGCAAAAAGGCTTATTCAGTACCCGAACGCAATCTGCTCCTACTCCGGCGGGAGCGATAGCGACATTATGTTGCACCTGATAGAGACGGTACGCGAAACATTCAATCTCCCTCCCGTCAAATACTGCTTTTTTAACACCGGACTTGAAATGGAGGCAACAAAACGCCACGTGCGTGAGATGGAGGAACTGTACGGCATCACAATCACCGAGTACCGACCTAAAAAGAACATAGTGCAGGCCACAAGGGAATATGGGCAGCCGTTTGTTTCAAAGATCATGTCGAGCGGCCTAGAGGGCGTTCAGAAGAAAAGCATTCCATTGTCAATCGCCGCAGAATACGCAAATGCAGAGGATAAGGCGGCAAAGCGGGCAGAGCTTAAAGAACGCTACCCAAAGTGTGAATCAACAATTAACTTTCTATGTGGATGCAATTCTGCCGGTGAACCGCGGCCGGACATCCAGCTCGTCATAAACTCGTCAAAATATATGCTTGACTTTATTATTGAAAACCCAATCCCCTTTAAAATAAGCAACAAATGCTGTGATTACTGCAAAAAGCAAGTGGCGCACCGCGTTCAAAAGCCGTTTGATATGGTAATCACGGGTGAACGCAGGGACGAGGGCGGTATGCGATCTGTCCCGCGCAAGGATAATACGGCTATGTGTTTTTCCGAAACATCTGACGGAAAGTATAGGCTCAGACCATTGTACTATGTGTCGGACGCAGATAAGCAGTGGTACAAAGATTATTACGGCATCCGCTATTCAGACGCCTATGAGGTGTACGGCTTAACGCGTACAGGTTGTTGTGGCTGCTCTATATCGGCAAAGGCAGTAGAGGATTTGGAAAAGATACGGCCCTTTGAACCAAATTTGGTAAGGGCCGCCTGGAATGTTTTTGGTGACAGTTATAGATACCGTCAACAATATAACGATTACAAGGCGCTCAGACAGAAAAGGGAGGCCAAGCAGCGGCGTGGATACAAAAACATCAAAGTTTGCCAATTATCGATTTTTAATATGAGTTAGTTCGTAATATAAGCATAATCCACAGAAGTGAGATAGCAGCGCAAGAGACATAGGGGAGTGGTGAGGGGTTGGCAAGAAAAAGAATGATTGATCCAAACTTCTGGATGAGTGAAGATATATCAAAATTGTCAATACTGGCAAGATATATTTTTATAGGTATGTTTTCTAATGCCGACGATGAGGGAAGGGGGAGAGCGAATACCAATTATTTGAAGTCTGCTATATTCCCGTATGATGATATCAGGGTGGCCGAGATAGATAAAGCCTTATCGGAGATAAGCCATAATACCTCCGTTACCCTGTACGAACATGCCGGAAACAAGTATTACGCCTTTAAAAATTGGAATAAATGGCAAAAAGTTGACCGTCCCACAAAAAGCATGTTGCCCGCCCCCATAGAAACACAAGAACAATTCGACGAGGATTCGACGAGGATTCGACGAGGATTCGACGAAGGCTCGATCCTAATAGAAGAGAATAGAATAGAAAAGAAAACTATTGACGATTTTTTTGAATCCGTCTGGAAGCTCTATCCCAAAAAAGAGGGAAAAGGACAAGTCAGCCAAACCCAAAAAGAGAAGCTGTTCAAGATTGGCTATGAACAGATAAAACGGTGTGTCGAGCGATACAAAAAAACAAAGCAAGGCACGGAAAAACAGTTTCTACAGCACGGAAGCACTTTCTTCAACAGCGGCTATGTTGATTATCTTGACTGTAATTACGAGCCTGAAAAAGGCAAATCGAGAGACTTAACAGACTATGAACCGGAGTGAAAAGGAGTGAAAACATGTACAATCAGCCATTACCGTATAACTCAGAGACAGAGAAAAGCGTCCTTGCAAGCATACTGTTTGACAAGCAGGACTATATACCGCGCCTGAATGAGTCTGATTTCTACGACACGCTATGCCAGACGATATACAAGGCCATGGTATGTTTGTACGACAGAAAGCAGACGGTAGACAGCGTTACGGTGGCCGACGCGATCAGCGGACAGGTACGGGACGCTTTGTCTGTTACGTCCAACCTAATGCTGATGCAGGTAAATCCGCAGAATATCGAGTACTACATTGAGCAACTAAAAGACTATTCCGAGCGGCGCTATAAAATAGCAAGCTGCAACAAAATCATTGAGGCCGCATACGCCGGGACGCACAGCGCGGCGGAACTGAAAAACTATGCTTTGCAACTTATGGACACGGACATATACGCAAACACCAGGAAAGACAGGTCACTCAAGACGGTGCTGCTTGACGTCATGGAGGATATCGACAAAAAGTACAGGCAAAAGGACGACGAAAAGCTGTTTACCGGATTTTATGACTTGGATAAAGTAACCGGCGGGCTGCATCCGGAGGAACTGACGATCATAGCGGCACGTCCCGGCATCGGAAAGACGGCTTTCGTTATTCAGCTTTTCATCAACTTGGGACAAAAGGGCAATTCGTGCCTGTTGGTCAGCCGCGAAATGTCCTCTCTCCAAATAGGCAAGCGGATACTGTCCAATATGGCCGGGGTGGATGGTCAGAAGCTTCGTTTCTGCAAGTCGCTGAAAGACGAGGATTTCAAAAAAATCGCCGGGGTGACAGGTCCGATATCGGACTTGAAAATCGAGATCAACGACGAACTGGCGAATATCCAGGAGATCAAGGCGTATTGCCGGGAACTGAAAAGCAAAAACAGCCTTGACATAGTGGCGGTGGACTACCTGCAACTATGCAGAACGCTTAAAAAATGCGACAGCCGGAGGCTTGAGATAGATGACGTATCGCGGACGCTGAAAGAAATGTCTATGGAGCTGCATATACCGGTAGTCGCACTGAGCCAATTGTCCAGGGAGGCGGTCGGCGCGGCGGAACCGGAACTGAACCACCTGAAAGAATCCGGCGGCATAGAGCAGGACGCGGACAATGTATTGTTCCTGCATGTGCCGAAGGATACGGACGAAACGTCGGAGGCATTCGATATCAAAGTCAAGGTTGGAAAACAGCGCAACGGTCCTACAGGGCATATATGGCTGCGGTACTACCGGAAAATATTCAAGTTTTTCAATGTGAGATGATTCACTCTGCTCCTGGAGGCGGGGCGGTGAAAATAAAACGAAAGAATCACCAGACACCTGGCAGATTAACTGAATATGGCTCACCTAAAGGATGTACGAGGGGGAGCGCCTTCCTCCCCCGAAAAAAAGGAAGTGGTTGAATGAAACTAATGAAATACATATGCGTTTTAATTATGTCCCTGGCTTTCGTTTTATGGGTTATTTTCACACAAAATACCCTGGATAAGGTGAATTTATTACCGGGACAAATAAACGGCTTAAAACAAAAAATAGAGGCCATAGAAACGATTTCCGCACAGTCAGGCCATTTGAAGGATATAATTGACGGCGCGGCGAGAATTACAGAGGCATACGAGGCTTTGTCAGAGGAAAATGCGCGGCTGCAAGCGGAGAATGCGAGTCTGCGGGACTACATAGACGGCTTTTGGGAGTTCATGGAGGGGGAGTATGATTTCGAGGGGCACCAGGAGAGGTATATGGAACGAATTGGAAATGAATAATTATGCATCGAAAGCGAGGGGTTGAAATGATACATTTCACACTTTACGACTTGCCGCCGAGCCTGAACGAATGGCAAAACTTGCACCCAATGGAAAAGGCCAGGCAAAAGAAACAAACCGAACACGATGTATACTATGCCAGCTACAACCAGAGGCCGCCGAGGCCGTACGAGAGGGCAAAGGTGACGATACGGATATATTTTGCCTCCAAGCGGCGCAGGGACGAAAGGAACTATGATTGCAAGTGGTTGATAGATGGGCTTGTCGCGGGAAAAATCATAGTGGACGACAACATAGACAGGATCGGGAGGCCGGAAGTGTATATTGAAGTTGACATAAACAATCCACGGGTAGAGGTGGAAATTGAGGAAAGGAGGGATACCAATGCCGGTGACATTTGACGCGACAAAGGAGGCTATCCAGCGTATGTGCCCGCGCAAGGAGCATTTTTGCGACGGCAAGTACATGGGCGAAAAAGGCAAAGACATGGGCATGTGCCAGCACTACAGGCTGATAGACAGCGCAGGAAACAGGGCGTGCCGGAACCCGGCGCATCCGAAGTTTGTCGGGAGGGCGAGGCACGGGGCGAATTAACACAGGTTAAAAAATATGCGTATCATGCTTTAGCCCTGGAAGAAAGGAGCAATTATGAAAAAAGCAATGTTATCACAGCCCATGGCCAACAAAAGCGATGAAGAAATTGTCGTGACAAGAAATGCGGCCATTAAAGCGCTTAAAGAGAAGGGTTATGAAATTGTAAATACTCTCTTTACGGACGAATGGTATAGTAAAGAACAAATGACAGCTAGAGGTGTTGTACAAATTCCACTTTGTTTTTTGGCAAAGTCTCTTGAAAACATGAGCCTTTGTCACGCCGCCTATTTTTGCAAAGGGTGGGAAAACACAAGAGGCTGTAAAATTGAGCACGACGCCGCAAAAGCGTACGGACTCGAAATAATGTACGAAGAATAAATATTTATGTTTGCTCCAGGGCTAAAGCATGATACGCATTATGGAGATTATGCGCGGTAAAAATGAGGTTAGATTATGTTAACACATTTCAGTTTGTTTACAGGCATTGGAGGCATGGATATTGCCGCTGAATGGGCAGGGTTTCGCACTGTTGGACAATGTGAATACGCAGATTACCCAACAAAGGTATTAGAAAAACACTGGCCTGATGTGCCGAGGTGGAAGGATATACGAGATGTCACGGCAGAAAATTTTTGTGAACGAACAGGATTACGAACAGTTGACATTATTTCCGGAGGATTCCCTTGTCAACCGTTTTCCGTGGCTGGAAAGCAAAAAGGCAAAGAAGACGACCGTTACCTCTGGCCTGAAATGCTCCGGGTTATCCGAGAACTTACGCCGTATTGGGTTATCGGTGAGAACGTACCTGGAATCCTGCGAATTGCCGGGCGAACAGTTTGTGAGGACTTGGAGCGTGAAGGATACGCTGTCGCCGTATTCGATTATGAAGCTGCGGCTGTCGGAGCTCCGCACAGACGGGAAAGAGTGTTCTTTGTTGCCAACCGTAACGGCAACAATAGCGACGCATGGAGGACCGAACCAGCGGGACAGCAACGGCAGGCCGGGATTGCAAATGGCAGCCATGATGTGGCCTACTCCTCGATCGAGGGAAACAGGAGGATATCAATACAGCCGAGGGGATCACACCAAACCAATATTGACACTTACGGGCGCCGTGAGAATGTGGCCGACACCGACAGCAACAGACAGTATAAACAGACGTCCGGGAACACCTCACATGACGAAAAACGGAACGATTCGGCATATCAACAAGTCGGGTGGTCAGGGTACGGAACCGTTGACGGTTCAAGTTGGTGGAACATTGAACCCAACGTGGGTAGAGTGGCTAATGGGGTTCCCGCTAGGGTGGACAGACTTAAATGCCTAGGAAATGCGGTTGTGCCACAGCAAGTATGTCCGATATTTCAAGCTATACATAACATTGAGATGGGGTTAATTTAGCGCGCATTATAAGCATATTGCGAGGTGATACGGGTGAAAAAATATCAAGTAGTAAAGTGGTTTCCGAAATGGCAGGGCATAGGCTTTCGGCGGTGTCCAAGTGAATGGAGTTTGTCTGTGATATACGAATGGTTTCTGTGGCTAGGGTTTTGGGAGATACGGAAATGGAGGAAGCTAAAAACAGACGCATGAGGTTATGGGGGGGAATGCCGGTGGACAAGAAGAGGCTGCAAAAAGTTCCGAAGCTTAAAAGAGAGATAGAATTTTTGCAAAAGCAACTGAGAGACGCGGAGTACTATGTAGAGCAGCGCCGCGTGTCCGACAGCGTCAGGGGATCGTCAAAGCATTTTCCCTACCTGCAAAAGACATTTTCGGTATCCGGCATAGACGTACCAGGATACGAGAGGCGCGTCAAGCGGTACAGGGCGCAGCTGCAAAAACAGATAGACGCGTACATGGACACGATTGCCGAGGCACAGGAGTATATCGCGGCGGTGGAGGACAGCAGGACGCGCATGGTGCTGCAATGCAGGTATATCAATGGATTGACGTGGGAGCAGACGGAGGACGAGACCGGGATCCCGGAGAGGACGGCGCGGTGGCTGCATGAGCGCTGGTGGAAAGGACAGAAAAAAGACCTGCCTATTTGACAGGTCCGGCTTTCACTTCAATTTTTGCAGTTTTTCCAACCAGCCGCATGTAGTCCGATACGGACAAGCCGCATTCGGAGGCCTTTTTCTCAATTTCTTTGTAGTCCGCGTCGGACATGCGGATTGTCATTGCTCTATCTTTGCCTGGCATACAATTCCCCTTTCAAAAAATATTGACCTTCCGGTAAACTTACTCGCAGATACCCAACATACGACCTACGTACGTATGTTCGCCGCGTTTTGCGGCACACTTAGCGGCATAGCCTTCAATGCTTTCGACCAGGCGGTACGCTACCACCATTTTTGCCGGGGAGTATCCCTCCATCAGATCGCGCATTTTGTCGTCATCGCCGTCGTTGTATGCCTTTAAAAGTTGCTCGTACAGACCATTCTTCATAGCACCCTCCCGCGCCCGGCGCCCTTTGTCGCCCGCGGCTATATAGGTTGAGCGGCTCCGGTTTCCCGGAGGCGACGGCATTCTCGTCGCTGGCCTGGCCCTATTTGCGTATCAAAGCCGCTATGGCAGCATATTTAAGTACAATTTCCCCGGCGTCCTCCCATGCCTCGTTGAGATTTGCCTTGCCGCGAACAACGGCAATGTAGTCTGTATCTCCCCAATCTGCGGCGGCCTCAAGAGACTCATTGAGATTTTTGACTATATCACTATATCCTGCGTCGGCCCAGCTTTGCACAATCCCAAAGGTAGATACGCCGTCCAGTCTCTGTCCGCGCTTTGCCAATGCATTTCCCGGGACAGCATCGCGACTGTCGCCATCCATAGAATACCACTCGTAGCTATCCTGGAGATTTCCGGATTTTAACTCGGGCTCGTAAATGCCGCGCAGTCCGATATCGTCCTGGTTGTCTATATAGTCCTCTCCAAGTATGTCCACAAGCTCATTAACAAATGACTTGTTGTCGCCAACGTATTCGGACACTGACTTTTGCATGATCTTCATTCTCTTTCCCTCCCTCTTGCCGCCCCGTTTCCCGGGGGTGTCGACCCCTTCGTGCTTCCGCCCCGACTTTGGACGGGGCTTGCGCTTTACACCGCCGGAGCGGTGCCATCAGCTTAGTCAAGTGTATATCCGATTTTATTAGCTTGTTTTTCTGCAAAACTCCAATCGACTTCCTCCCCATCTTCCCCCACATCTACCGTAGCAAGAAAATTATCGTCCTCATCCACAAGTATAAAGCCTTTTGCGTCATCATGTCTTAATGTACATTTTTTCATTTCCTCCACCTCCCGTTTGTCAAGCTTTGCGCTTGCTATGATGCTATTGTACTGCCATATGCATTACAATACAATAGGCCATTAGTCCTATTTTTGGTAGGACTGTAGTCCTATTTTGGATAGGGGGAAGTCTTGCCTTGTTTTGCCGGGTCGCATGTGGTATAGTAAGGGTAATAGAAGTATGCACAGGGCACCTGCGAGAGGCGGGTGTTTTTTGTTGGGAGGGATATGGATATGGCAAGGCCGTCATCGTACAAAAAAGAGTACGCAGAGCAGGCATACAAATTATGTTTGCTTGGAGCTACAGATAGAGACATGGCTGATTTTTTCTGCGTTACAGAACAGACTGTAAATAATTGGAAATATAGTTATCCTGAATTTTTTGAGTCCTTAAAACGCGGCAAAATGGAGGCTGATGCGGTAATAGCACAAAAACTGTACCATAGAGCAAAAGGGTACGAGCATCCCGACATCATCACAGCTACTTTTCAAGGGCAAATCACAGACATCCAGACAGTCACAAAGCACTATCCTCCGGACACTACTGCAGCCATATTTTGGCTGAAAAACAGGCAGCCGGACAAGTGGCGCGATGTGCAAAAAATAGAGAGCCAAAACACCACCACCAACCTAAACTTCGACGTATCCGCCGACGCTACTGTCACGGAAGCCTACGGCAAAGCCATACGCTGGCTCGTCGAGGTGGCCGGCATGAGCGAGGACGAGGCCAAAGCGAAGGTGGCTGAGCATTACAAAGACTTGCATTTACAATAGCTTTCCCTTCTTTCTCATATCCGCAGGCTCCGGCACAAATGCCGGGGCTTATGCGGAATTTTTGCCTATACAAAGCAAATTACACGAAATATTGTTTTCCTGTAATTAAGCTAATGCCTGAAAACATGCATAAATAGTGCATTTCAGGCTTTTTGTGCTGCGTTTTTGAGGCAACAGGTACTTTTATGCGGCAGTTATGCAGGTATTTTGCATGGATATGCAAAAGCAAAAAAAAGAGGAATGCTTTTGAAGTTTTTTCTACAGAGCAACACTATATATAAAGCGATTTCATGCCCAAATGCACTCAAAGCCTAGAGCTTGTAGGGCGCAATGCCATTTTAGCAAGGTATCATATTGATACCATGCCCCCGTGACAAAAAGGGGTGGTTTTTTTATGAAAAAAGATATGGTTGACTATTTGAATGGAGATACAAACGTGGTACGTGATGAATTCATTCTTGGTCGCGAAAAGGCCGGTGGAAAAGAAATTATTATCGTGTCGCTGCCCGAGCGCGAAAAGCCGCTGTATTCGCTGTGGAATGCGCCGGTATTCCGCGCAAAAAGCAATTACAAAGCCGTTGAAACGGAAAATGGCGTTCAATTTGAAAGGGAAAAGCCAAAAAGTATCGGAGGAAAGAGGCCGTATTCCATGCTTATGGCCGATGAAATTGCTCGCCTGATCAATGCCGGACTGTCCACGGAGGCCGCTGGAGCCATTCTGAAACTAGGAGCCACTTGTATTGAATGGACTACCGGGCGCATACGGTCTCCGAAGGGAAAGCGGTCGATGGGCAGGAATGAAATGGCAAAATATTTACGATTGAGCGATCGCGGGATAAAGGCTGTATTGCGAGAGTTAATAAAGCTCAAGGTCATACGGTATGACAGGTGCAAGAGGTCTTACTTTATGAGCAGAAACATTATTAAGAAAGGAGCCGTCTCCCATGAGAATCAAGTTTGAAAAGGGCATGATGCCGGAGAGAGTGGCACAGGCGTTTGTTGACTATATCAGGCGCGAAAATATCATTATCGGCACAGTAAACATGTATATCCAGACGTACGGAGACGATATGAAAGCTGCAAGCTTCGAGGACGACGAAAACATGATTGTCTGCAAGCCGTCCGAGTACGCAAAGCAGGAGTACCGGGACGACGTTGTCCAGATACGGCGCGGCAAGATAAAGGCGGTGTAGTATGGAGAAAAACGTTATACACATAGAAAATGCATTGTACTCCAAATGGCTTAACAGACTTGACGAGGCCGAACTGTTCGTGTACTGGCAGGGAATGATAGGCTCTGCAATATCAGACTATGTCTGCATAGACGACGAGGATATTGACGAGTTGGGCGGACTGGTTGCGCTGGCACATATTCTTGAAAACCTGGAAAACAAAGCCGAGGAACTAAAAATGTACAACTTTTGGTACAAGCGCATTATAAGAGTTGTCGATAGAGTCAGACGAAAATTTAAAGTATCAACCAACTAGGTCAATATTGGCATAGGACGGCATGTACAGCCGTAGCGGCCTACCGTACCAGGCCGCTTTTCTTATGCCATTTTTAGGTGCGGAAATAAAAAAACGAAAGGTACGGTGCAAAAAAATGAAAATGAAAGTATCGGACGTAGTGTACAGAGAGGACTTGTATCCGCGCATTCAGGCGGATGCGGCAACGATTCAGAGATATGCGGAAAACCTGGAAGTATTACCGCCTATTGAAGTCAATCAGCACAATATATTGATTGACGGTTTCCATAGGTGGACGGCGCACAGGAAGGCCGAGGCCGAGTATATTGAGGCAACAGTCACGGAAACCAAAAGCGAGGCGGAACTATTTGCATTAGCGATACAGAGAAACGCTTCACATGGTTTGCAGATGAACGAGAAGGACAAAAAGAATTCAGCTATACGGCTATATGCTGCCGGAACCGGACTGAGCAAGGAGGAAATAGCAAAAACATTATCAGTTTCGCTGCGGTCTATAAGTGGATACCTGACAGATATTGACAAAGACCTGAGAGAGAAGCGGAAGCAGAAGATATTTGATATGTATTTGCAGTGTTGCACGTTTGATGAAATTGCGGATACTGTCAACGTTCATAAAGATACTGTTTCTGAACAGGTTGGTCGGATTTACGAAGACTTGCAAAAATCCGACAAAGTCAATGCCGACTTCAATGACGCCGACTTCGAAGTACCGCTGTACAACTGGACGCCAGCCATTTAATTTTTACGAAATATTCGATACCGGAAGCTATGAACACATCGGTACACTTGATTATGACGATACAAATAAAGCCGACAATATCAAAAAATTTTGGATTGACATAGGACTAATTGAAAAAGACTGTCTCAACACCAGCTAAGGAGTTCCCATGAAACACATTATTCACTGTCCGCGCTGCCATAAGCGCATACTAAAGCGCAAAACAACGCGCTGCAGCATAATAGACAGGCTATACCGCGCCGTAGATATAGATACGCTTACGGTAGTTCAGGTAGACGGTGCAACAGAATTCATGTTTATGCGCTGCCGGTGCGGCGCAGCACATTTTATTGAAGTAGGAGGTTAAAAAAGAATGGATATTAAAAAAGAACTGTCCGAAATATTCAAAGGCATAAACAACGAAGTCACAGTGACAATGGAAGAACTGGACGGCATACGTTACATTTCAGCAAAAGAGGTCGCCACAAGAAAGCGCAAAAAGGAGGCTCCCAATGGAAAGTTTTAATGAATTTATGTCAAATGTACTATCAAAATTTCCTACAAGCACAGGAAAAAGCGACTGGTACGACTACGAAATTGTCACTGCAACGTACCGGGATTGTGGAAAAATAGGCATAACCAGGCACAAAAACACCTCGCTTTATGAAAGCTGCCGGGCATGTGAAGCCGACAAGCTTGAAGAAACACACATTGAACAAATCAAGGAGTTACTTGAAAAACACGGAGATATGCAGTGTTTTGTTCGTATCATGCCGGAATATTTTACTGCAACCAATAAACACATTGGATATTATGCGCGGTTGCAATTTGAGCCTATAATTAGCGCTGTTGAGGAGGAATAGCATGTCCTGGATATTGGAGCATTTGCCGCAAATGTCTGTTGTATTTCTTTTCGGCGCATGGTTCGGCGTATTGGTATTCGCGGCTGTATTGGCGCTGGTTGGAGGTAAAAATGATACCACTGAGTAGGCCGTCCTATATGTCGTTTGCCGAGGACGTATGCAAGGCCGTAAACGCCGTCATTTTTTCCGGCGACATAGCGCAGGGATCCAAAGTTGCCGAGTTCGAAGAGCGCATGGCCGAATACGTCGGCACCAAATATGCCGTAGCAGTGTCCAACGGCACCGACGGGCTGTACTTATGTCTATTGGCTTGCGGCATAGGCAAGGGCGACAAGGTAATTACAACGCCGTATACGTTTATAGCGACTGTAAACAGTATTCTATGGACAAAGGCAAGGCCGGTATTCGCTGACATTGACAGAGAGACTTATAATATGGACTGGAAAAATGTTATTGATGAGTATGGAATAACGTGGGCACATAACAAAACAAGAAAAGCAATTATGCCGGTTGATGTATTTGGAAATCCGGTACATACCGGCAAAATGCAGGGAATGTACAATAATAGCTGCAATGAGCACGCAATAGACCTTGAAGCCGTAAAAATTATCCTCGATTCCTGCGAAAGCCTGGGCAGTAAAATTGACAGGCCGTTCGACGCGCAGGTATTCGCGTTCTACCCGAACAAACAACTGACGACGGGCGAAGGCGGCATGATCTGCACCAACAATGCCGACATAGCCGACTATTGCAGGGCGGCGCGAAACCACGGCAGACTACCGGGCGACACGGCGCTGAATTCGTCCATAATGGGCTATAACTTTCGTACGACAGATATGCAAGCAGCTATGGGCATAGAGCAGTTGAAGCGAATTGACGAGATAATGGAAAAGCGGCTTTGTGTTTACGAATGTTACTTGAAAAAGTTGCCTGAAAAACTGGTTCAATACCCAAGGTGGGACAAGGCGCCGATGAAAATGTTTAGTCCGTTTGTGTTTACCGTCGAGGTGGACAACCGCGATAAAGTCATGCAATACCTGCAAGAGCACGGCATAGAAACCCGCGCATACTTTCCATGCGTGACGGATATGCCGCATATAAAGAAATTGGGCTACAATACGGACGACTACCCGGTAGCAAAAGAAGTTGCAAGCAGGACATTGGCGCTACCGTTTTACGCAGACATGACGGAAGCGGAAGTGGATGAAGTATGCGATATGCTTAAACAAGCATTAACATAAATAAATTTGATAAGGCGGTAATAGGTTGCCAGGCCAGGCGTAAAAAGACTGTATATCCGTTCCGTAGCGTGATATCAGTCTTTTCCTATTATTGTTACCTTTTTACGGGAAGGTGATAATGTGGGCAAGTATGGACATTGTGTCGTGTTGTACGACGAAATTATCGACAGTAAGGCATGGAAATCTTTGAGTGGCACAGCAATAAAAGTACTTATACAGTTTATGCGTATGCGGTATAAAAAGATTGAAAAGGCAGGAAAGAAAAAATATTGTACAGAGGATAATGTCAATAGCCTTGTTCTTACACAGAAAAAAGCCGAGGAATTATGGAACATGGACAGAAGAACATTAACAAAAGCCATAAGAGAACTGATAGACTATGGCTTTGTAGACTTAGTAAGCCATGGGTTTTTGAGACTAAAAGGCGCCGCTGCCGGACAAAAACAGCCAAATGTATACAGCCTGTCCGACAGGTGGAAGGACTACGCCACACCAAAATACCGGACGGGAGAGTATGTTGTTAGTCCCACAAAAGGCGGCAGAAAGTAAACGCCACACTCACATGGTATATATGTAAATAAAGGGGCACATAAAATGTCATTATCAATTGTAAAAATATGGAATAAAAATTAGCTTATTAATTACATAGATTGTCATTAAAGAGTTCGTCATTAATGACATGATATGTCATTATCATAATGACATAAATTGTACTTAATAAAATTTAACAACAAAAAGGGAGAGAAGGAGGTATTAAGTAAATGGCCTTGAGAGTAAGAAAAAGCGGCAGAATAGTATGTGCGGCGAAAAGCAGGCCAGAAAAAGACGACGTTTACATTGACGACAATATACATGCATTGCTGTCCGGATGCTACGAAAGAATGGAAAAAGCTATTAAGTCATTGGGAGAGGATGAAAACGGCGAGGAAGAATGGGCTTTTATTTTTGGAAAGGAGTTGTAAAATGCTACCAAATAAGCATAACTGGTGCGGAGGGAATTACTCCGACTGGCTCGAAGTAATGCTTACGGATAAATGTAATGGCAAATGCAGCTGGTGTGTTGAAAAAAGCGGGTATCATCCTGAATATCACGCAAGCACCGATGAATTAATAAGCGCTATTACAGGCTATAGACCGTCGCGGATAAAAACATCAGACAGAGTAAATGTAATATTGCTTGGCGGCGAGCCTACGTTGTACAAAGAAATTGGCATACTCATAGAGGGAATTGTCAAATACGCCAGTGTTTACGTGACAACAAACGGAGGTATGATAACGTCTGAATATGTTGATGAAAAATTGTCATTGATAACCGGACTAAATATATCAATACACCATTACGACTTACGGAAAAACGAGGACATAACCGGTATTCTGCTTAATCAAGATACGCTTGAAAGCGCAATAGCAAGATGCAGGTATTATAATATCGGAGTAAGAATTAACTGCAATATCATATCTGGACACATTGACTCCGAAAGCAAAATATTGGATTTTATCCAGTGGGCAAGGGAAAGCGGCGCGGACAAAGTGAGGTTTGCAGAACTTAAAATAGACGAAAACAATTTTGCGGACCTTGCAAAAACAATGAATTACAAATACGGATTGAATGACGATCCGTTTATATGCGGTTGTAATAAAGACGTCGTCATAAACGACATGCCTGTAAATTTTAGACAGATGTGCGGTTTGCAAACAACTAAAAGGGCAAAGCCAACGAATCCAAAAAGCATAAACAGTAAAAAAGTGCTATATTACGATGGCGTTTTTTATGATGGGTGGCAAACAACAAGAGAGGAGGTGGACGATGTGACGGAAGCAGATATTAGAAAAATTATACGCGAGGAATTGGCGCAAGCTTTAAAAGAAGGAAAAAACACCGACGAAAGCAATGCGCCAAAAACAAGAAAACCAGACTTGAATTTGGGCTGCTGTTACTAATTTACGAAAGGAGTTGCCCCATGTTAGAACCATGTAAAAACTGCAAATGCAGTGCAGTATGCAGTATCAGGCCGCAACTTGAGGAATTGAACAAACGGCAGAATTGCGACATGTCAAAGGAATTGGCGGACGTAATAAAGTACAAAATTACCTACGAATGCCGCCATTATGTGCGGAAGCGCGAAAACGCCGCAAAGAAAGCGCAGTGCGTTACAGGAGGCGCAAAATGAAAAAAATATGCGTCATTTCATCCGGCCGGTGGGACTATGGGCACCTGTACTGGATAATGAAAGGTATAGAGGAAAGTAATAAACTTAAATTAATCATATTTTCACCAGGAAACCACCATTGCATAAAAGAAATGCTTAAAGAATTTGAAACTGTTTCAATGTTGCCTGAATTTAACGATATAGAGGATTATGGATACTTTTGCAAGCACGTTTTACATGCTTTAAAAGTATATATTCCTGATATTGTTATTGTTCTTGGAGATCGCTACGAAATCCATGCCGCCGCTACCGCTGCAACGCTGCTGAACATACCCATAGCGCATATCCACGGCGGAGAAACGACAACCGGCGCTTTTGACGACTATCTCCGCAATTCAATAACAATGCTTGCGACATGGCATTTTACGGCGCACTGGCGGTATGTGAGAAAAGTGTGCGAAATGCGCGGACTGGACAGCTATTATTGCTTTAAAGAATTGCCAAACAGCAATGACGACGAATGGAAAGATGACGGTTTGCCTTGCGATTACAGCAAAAAAGTTTATGTCGTCGGCGCGCCCGGCCTTGACTGGCTTAAATGCGCAAAGTTATATTCCAAGCAGGAATTACAGCGGCGTATCGGTATCAATTTGAATGAGCCGTATATACTGGCCTGTTTTCAGCCTGTGACGCGGGAACTGGACAATACGGCGCGTGACATGGGTGAATTTCTGCTTGCGCTGGCAAAAACAAAAGAGCAAACGATATTGATACGTCCCAATTGCGATCCGGGCAACAACCTGATAAACGACTTGATAGACAAAAGCCTTGCTTTCAGCACGTACAGCCATGTAACGGCGGTTGACAACCTCGACCACCTGACTTATTTATCCTTGATGCAGTTTGCCGGAATGATGGTTGGAAACAGCAGCAGCGGCATTATAGAGGCGGCAAGCCTCAACCTGCCGGTTGTGAACGTCGGCAGTCGCCAGAACGGGCGCATTCGAAACAGCAATGTTTTTGATTGCGGCTATAGTGCGGGCGACATACTGCGGGCAATGGACAGGGCTATGAAATGGAACGCGCTGGCGGGCAAGTGCGACAATGTGTACGGGGACGGGCATGCAAGCAAACGCATAGTAAAAATACTTGAAGCAAGCAAGGATATAAAAATGCAAAATTTTTGTTTGAAGCAAGAGGCATTATGACTACAGCAATTTTTCTTACTGTCCGATACGGCAGCACGCGCCTCCTTGGAAAATGTCTGCTTGAAATAGACGGGCAGACGGTAACAGACGTACTGATCGGCAGGTTAAAAAAAGCAAACCTGCCGATTATATTATGCACCGGGGACTGTCCGGACAATGTTACGCATTTAAAGCCGATAGCCGCGAGAAACGGAATCGGCTTTTTTGCAGGGGACGAAAACAACATAATCAAGCGGCAGCGCGATTGCGCCGCAAAAAACTGCGTTGACTTTATTGTAAACGCAGACGGTGACGACTGGCTTGTCTGCCCGGAAACAATCAACGCGGTTTACTATGTGGCAAGCGAACTGCAGTTTAAAAAAGCCGTAAGGACTGACGGCTTGCCGTTTGGCTTAAACGTAATAGCGTATCCGCGAGAAAACATTGAAACCGCGGGCTTTTCAGGCGATACCGGCTGGGGTGCGTATGTTACAAAAGGCGCGAATATACTGGAATTCAACTATGACAGGCCGTACCGGTTAAGCCTCGACTACCTGGAGGACGCGGAAGTCATGGAAAGCGTGTACCGGAACTGCAAGCGCAATCTGCATATCGGGGGCATAGTGAAATACCTAGACAAACACCGAGAGGTGGCTTTGTTAAATCAGCACAGGAACGAGGAATATTGGAAAAGATTGGGGGCGTTGAGCAGGTGAGATTTATAGTTATTGGCTGTTTGGGTTCAATGGGGCGGCGCAGAATACGCTGCTTGAAAGCTTTGGGTTACACCGACATAATAGGCTACGACATAGTTGATTACAAAAGCGCGAACGCGGATTGCTGGTATACCGATATGTCGGAAGAAATGGAAAGCTTCCTCAAAAATCCGGCAAACAATAAGCCTGTCAATGCCGTAATAGTGTCCACGCCGCCGCTTTCAAAGCAAAAATATATCGACATGGCAAATAAGTACAATGCGCCTTGTTTCTGCGAAGCGGACATTGCGGCTTATGACGGACAGTACTATCCCAGCCGCACAATGATATTCCACCCGGCTATTCGCAAAATAAAGGCATTGCTGGACGAAAACGCGCTTGGAAAGCTGTACGCTTTCGCTTACCATTGCGGAAATCATATTGAGGACTGGCACCCCGGATGTGATAAAACAACGTATTACGCTATGCAGAAAGCAACAGGAGGCTGTAAAGAAATATTTGCCTTTGAATTGTCTTGGCTGTCCTGGCTGTTCGGAGATCCGGCAGACGCAAAAGGCTTTATTGACAAAAAGCTGGACGATTCCGACATATCGGCGGACGACGTATATTCAGCGGCGGTAAAGTTTGATTCAAGCATTACCGGCACAATCCTGATCGACATTGTATCCCGCCCGGCTATCCGTGAACTGCGTATCGTGGGCGAAAAGGGCACGCTTGAATGGAACTGGAACGACAGCAAAGTATTCATAAAGCACGCCGCCTATGCAAAAAGCATACCGTATGAGCGCGGAATTGCCGCGCAGGGCTACAACGAAAACATATGTGAACAAATGTATGTTGACGAAACAAAAGCGTTCATTGATGCTGTAAAGCCGAAAACGGCGGCTATGGCGAACGGCTTGTATGCCAAAGGAATACTGAATCCAAGGAAACTGTATGAATATCCCTATGCCTTGGAAGAAGAAAGAAAAATATTTGATATGTTACGGAGGGTAGAAAAATGTTAACATTGGCAATTTTTATTGTTTGTGCAGTTATTTCGACAATCGTTATTGCGAAATATTTAGAGCAAAGTGCGGGTTTTGTGAGCATTCTTCTTTCTATTCCTTTTTCTGTTCCGTGTACGTTTCTTATTGTAATGGCTATTTTGAACGTATCGCCAATTACTAAAGAATATGTAAAAATAGAGGAAGTGCCAATATATGCGTTGCAAAACAAAATAGGGGTACAAGGAAGCTTCTTTTTAGGGTGCGGAAGGGTTAGAGACGAAATAAAAATTTTTTACATAACAAAAAAAGAATTTGGTTACATGATAGAAAGCATATCAGCAAACGATGTGTACTTGAACGAAAAAGATTGCGAACCACGCATAGAAAAATACGCAGAAACATTTAAAAATGATTTCTTGCAAGCAAATTTCTATCTTCCTGTTCGCTTTTTAAAAACAAAAACGATTGTCAATATACCTCCAAATTCAATAAAATACAACTTTAATATTGATTTGAGCAATTAATGCTCAGAAAGGTGGAGAAAAATGCGTAACATAACCAATCAATACAAACTGCGTGACAGCGTATCCTTGCTTATTATCGCCGGAAACAAGTACAAAACGGTGGACTGTGTTGTAAAACAGCACGCAGACGGAAAATACCTGCTGCAAAACGTCGCGCCAAATGTTTTTGGCACGCCGATATGCTACATGGTTCCGGACTATTACCTGTCATACTGCAACTGCGTGGAGGTGGAGGAACCGGACTCGTATGTATCGGCAAAGGAATTTCTTCCGGAACTGGATAAGGTGGTTATCGTCAAAGGCGGAGGATACAAGTTGCAGGAATTGAAAGTGAGAACAGGCAGTATCGGACCCCTTATACTGAACAATCCGGAAACGCGGGAGCCGGTGACGTACAAAAGCATTATTACTTATGACTTCTGGTGGTTTCCTGAAAAATTGCCTATCATGAACGCATCCAAGTGGATAAACGTACCGAAAGAATAAAAGTTTAGGTTTGCCTTTTTAGGCAGGGGTGAACGCTGTGTATACGGGGTGGGAATTTGCAGCGTAGAAAAGGAGAATGTATGGACTATTGCACAATAGCCGTATCCGCCGCAATTGCTATCATGCGTACAATGGCGGAGGGCGAAAAGAAATATCCCAAAAACGACTACATGGACAGGCCGACGCAGGAGCACTACGATCACGTGCTTGAACACATGCGGCAGTATAAAGTCAGCCGCGATTCCGACGAATTGGAGCACGCACTCACCAGGATAGCGATTATGCTAATGAAAACGGAGGAAATATGACGCCGATAGAAAAATTCAGCAATATCCAGGAGGCCATAGCCTCGCTGAACGAATGGAAAGAGAGACTCGGACTTCACCATTGGACGATAAAAGTAGAACTTGCAGAACCGCACGAATTTTTATTAAAAGGATGCTCCGGGGAATGCGAATATATACTGACGACAAAGTCGGCTGTTGTACGCATACTTAAACCAAAGTATTACGGCGAGAGGATTTTAAAGTATTGCGCCGAAAGGATCCTTGTTCACGAACTATTGCATCTGGCATGGGGACATTTGGACACAGACAACGACGGATTCAACAACCTCGCGCACTCGATCATGGAGGACATGGCGCGGGCTTTGATATGCGCCAAATACGGCATAGACAAAAATTGGTTTGATGATATCGAGTACAAGGAGGAAGATAATGAAACTGTCTGATCTGGTTCCCGGAGGCGCGCATACGTATTCGCGCTCGGGCGATTGTTTTCCGGCCAATGCGCCGGATTTTTTATGCCGCGCAAAAGGTTGTCATGTGTGGAATGACAAAGGCAAGGAATATATTGACTACGGAATGTCTTTGCGTTCGGTTATTTTGGGCTACTGCCATCCAGCGGTAGATAATGCCGTTAAAGAAGCGATAGACAAAGGCATATCCTTTACAAGGCCGTCCATGTATGAAATGGAACTTGCCGAATTAATGCATTCAATTATTCCTTGTGCCGAAATGGTGAAGTTCGGAAAGAACGGTTCAGACGCAACTTCTGCGGCGGTACGTCTGGCGCGGGCGTATACCGGCAGGGACGTTGTACTGATCGCGGAAGAAAATCCGTTTATTAGTCAGCATGATTGGTTTATCGGTACAACGGAGGTAAACGGCGGGATACCGAAATGTGTTAATTACAATACGGTAAAATACAAATATTCCGATATGACTATTAAAATGGACGTGCTTAACTTCAAAATCGGTATTGAAGAATATTTAAAAAACAATATTGTTGCCGCTATAATCCTCGATCCGTCAACGGTGGATATAACCCGCGAGAAGCTGCAATATATCCGCGACCTGTGCGACAAGTACGGTATTGTAATGATACTGGACGAAATAATTTCAGGCTTCCGGTACGGTATAAGCGGCGTACAGGGGCTATTGGGCGTAACGCCGGACCTTGCCACGTTCGGAAAGGCAATGGGCAATGGATATAGTATCAGCGCGTTATGCGGCAAAAAAGACATTATGCGCCTGGGCGACAGGCAGTACGGGGACGTATTTCTTTTATCCGGGACATGTTTTTCCGAAACAACCGGCTATGCCGCCGCTCTGGCCGCCATAAATGAAATGAAAACGTTGAACGTCGCCCGCCATATACTAAACTGCGGACAACATTTTTGCGACAAATTAATACATACGGTGTGTGCGGCAAAAATGGACCGATACATCGAGGTAAACGATTGGTACGCCTGCAATCCGTCAATGCATTATAGCGGAGACGACAATGTAAGTCCGTTGGAAGTAAAAACGTTATTCGATCAATGCATGATTGAACAGGGCGTTTTAATGCCGTATATCGCGCCAAGCCTTAGTCACACCGCGGCAGAAATTGATAAAACAGTAGAGGCGGCGGAACATGCGCTGGGCATATGCAGAAAAGCCATTGACGAAGGAGATATAAACAAGTACTTGATAAACGGACATTGCGAAAAGCCGGTATTCAGAAAACATGGGGGATGATGCTATGCATACTGTGGTTACGGAAATATCCAGAGACGATGTTGAAAAAATATTGCTGTATCATAGCAAGCGCGGCTTTGACAATGACTTGAAGGACATCCGCGACCGCATCGGCGACATCAAAGAAAAGCGAAGCGAAATAGCGGCGTTCAACTTCAACTTAGCCGTTCCCGCAAATAAAAACAATGTGTCCATTGTGGAAATATGCGTCATAAAAAACCTTACGCTGTCGGACCTGGAGTTTCAGGAGCGGGAATTCACCCGGTTCATCGACAGACTGAACAATATTCTTGAAACGTTGCCGCCAAACGAAAAGCGCGTGATATATTCCAGGTATTTCAACAAATACAACGCCGTAAGGGAATTTAAGCGCGTCGCGTCGGACGTCCATTATAGCGAAAATTGGTGCGAGGAATTGAATAAAAAAGCGCTGGAATCAATAAGGCAGCAGCTTAGTGGAATAAAAATATCCTGGAATGAAAAATAGTGTGCTTTTTGTGTGCTTTTAAGCAAAATATTCATGTTATCATGGTATTGTATGTGATACCATCCTCTTTCTTTGGGGCATAAACGCCCCGTTTTTATTTGCGAGGTGATAATATGCCGCTGAAAAAGGGACGTTCCAGAAAGACGGTTTCGTCCAATATCCGCAAACTGGTGGACGAATATACCGGAGGCGACGGCAAAATCGGCAATGTTAAGCCAAAAAGCAAGAAGCATGCCCAAAGAATAGCCGTGGCAATCTCCATGAAAAAGGCCGGGAGGCAAAAGAAATGACGGAAGTCAAATGCAAAGAAGACGGCAAAACGTTGTTTTATGTAAAAGACGGAAACATTGAAATAAAGTGCAGGGGCAGATGCAAAAACATGGACAAGGACAAAAAGGTAATTCCCATAAAAGCACTTGAGACAGACGAAAAAACAATAAAAGTGTAAGTTCCGCGAGTACGTAAGTACCAAGAGAGCCGTATCGACTGATTTACTTCAGTTGGTACGGCTTTTTTTATTTTTGGGGGGATTTTATGCACCCATTTGAATTCTTTGAGATGCAAGAAGCGTTTTTAAAGTATGACGTATTCTCCGAAAAGTACATCAAAATAGTGGACAAAAGTGGCAGGGAAGTAGCATTTGTCCACAACGACATACAGAAAACCATCAACAAAGTTAAGGAAGAAATGAGAACGGAAGGAAAGCCCGTCAGAATCATTGTTTTAAAAGCGCGGCAAGAGGGCGTTTCTACCAACGAACAAGGCAAAATGCTGTTCAACACAACGTCTAAAAAAAACTGGAATGCACTGATTGTTGCCGACGACGGCGAAGCAACCACTACCATATTTAGCAAGGCCAAGTACATGTACGAACGTCTGCCGGACTATGTAAAGCCGTTGCAGAAAGCGTCCAACGCAAAAGAATTGATATTTGACAGGCCAACCAACTACAAGGGTAAACGGGAAGGATTAAACAGCCGGATCAGCGTACAGGTTGCAGGCGACGTCAATATTGGCCGCGGCGACACGTACAGACAGGTACACGCTTCCGAGTTTGCGTTCTGGCCGAGTCCGGAGGGGAAAAATCCACTAAAGCAGCTTGCCGGTATTTTACAAGCCGTGCCAAACGATCCGGACACTGAAGTGGTGATTGAATCTACCGCCAATGGTTACAACGACTTTAAAAAGCTGTGGGACGACGCCGTATCTGGTAAAAATGAATGGAAGCCGTTGTTTTTCGCGTGGTTTGACTATAAAGACTACAGAATGCCTGTTACAGAAAAAGAACGGCAAGACATTGTGTCTGGCTTGAGCGAGTATGAACAATTTTTGGTTGACGCTTACAAAATAACGGCGGAACAAATTAAGTGGTATCGGTGGAAACTTCAGAACGACTGTCATGGCGACGCGGACCAGATGAAGCAGGAAAACCCGTCTTTCCCGGACGAAGCGTTTCTGCATACCGGGCGCCCTGTGTTCAATCAAACTAATTTACAAAGGCGGATAGAGCAGGTAAAGGAAAGAGAGCAAAAAACAGGATATATCGAATACGACGAAAATGGGAAGGAATTTAAATTCATATCGGACGAAAGCGGACCGCTGATTATCTACCAGGAACCAAAACGGAATTATCCGTACGTTATCGGCGCGGATGTGGCGGAAGGACTTAAAAACGGCGATTACAGCGTCGCAAGCGCGGCAGACAACACCACGGGCGAACAAGTGGCAAGACTGAGGCTGCATACAGAACCGGACAGATTTGCGTGGGAATTGATAAAACTTGCCAGATACTACAACGACGCGCTGCTGACGGTGGAAGTGAACAACCACGGCTTGACAACTATTAAGGAATTGCAGCGGCAGAATTATTACAACCAGTATAAGCGCGAGATATACGACGAGATCACCAGGGAACGAAAGCAAAAATTCGGATTCCAAACCACCGCGGCGACGCGTCCGAAACTGATAGACAGGACCAGGGCAATTGTCCGGGACAATCCGGAACTTATCAACGACATGGACACTTTGCAAGAAATGCTGACTTTCATTTATAAGGAAAACGGCAAGGAAGAGGCAGAGGAAGGTTGCTTCGACGATTGTGTCATGGCTTACGCGCTGATGCACGAAGGACGGCAGCAGCAAAAAGCGCACATGCCGATTGAACAACAGGACTTGCCGAAAGGAAAAGAATACCATTGGTCGGTGCTGGCCGACGCGCAGAAAAACCCAAAAATAAAAGAACACTACCGTAAAAAATACGGTGGATATATTATTGGAGGCAAGCAATGAGTAAATTTGACTATTCATCCGATAAAACGCCCGAAGTTCGCATGGCGCCGGAACATAAGGCAATCAATCCCGACAACATACCTAAAAGGCCGCAGGAGAAGCAGCCCGATATGTTTTCCATGAACCTGGAAGAATTGCTCGCGTTTATGGAAGCGCATTTGAAAATGCGCGTGAACTTGAGTGAGTACAACGATCCGTTCCGCAAAAACGTGCGGGACGGAATACAGAAAATCGACATGACGGCGTTGCGCGTCTTTGAACGGGCTTTTATCATGCATTTGGTAAAGGACCACGGATACGGTGAAATTCTGCTGAAAAGCGGTGAGTGACAATGGACTTTTTAAAACCGTTGAAGTCCCTTGTAAAAAGGGGGAAACAGAAAGTGAAGGAATATAGCGACACGCAAAGCATGATAGCGGAAGCGACTGCGCTGAAAAACGAATTCGACCTTGCCAAAAAGGAAAAGCAGCTATGGGACGAAAAGTTTGACCGGGAAGAGCAGATATACATGGGCGACAGGGAATTCGGCAACATTTATTCAAACCAGAGCAGGAATGACGCCCGTACCGTCGTCAGAATGTCGCAGACCGTTATAGAATCGCAGATTGATTTGAGTATCCCCGACGCCGTGTTTAAGCCCGTTGCAAAGGACGACGAGCGCGCCGTAAGAAAATTACAGGCGGAAGTAGACTATATCCTGCGAAGCGGCAATATGGACGAAATAAACACGCTTGCGGAACGGGAAGTCAAGAAATACGGCATAGTGGCTTACAAGGTACTGCGCGACGCCCATAAAAAAACGCAGGTTATCTGCATTCACCCAAAAAACATTTTGTGGGCTGCCGGCGCGACGGATAAGAATAAATGCCGTTGCTGGTATCATGTGGAGAATGAAACGCTGCAGGAGTGCAAAAAGCGGTACGGCAAAGCCGCCGACGCATTGCCGCAGCTTGGGGAGCGCGCAGACGTCAATTATGACGAGGTGGGCACAAAATACGAATCAAACGTCAACAAGACAAACGACGTAAATTTAAGCCCGGACGTCTTTTCTCGCGCTGCAGAGGATCCGCTGGCAAAGTACGTCGTTATTGAAAAATGGTATCTGGACGACGACGACGAAGCCGGAGTGATTGCGTTTTCCAATGAATGCATTCTGTGGAAGGTTCCGAAATTCTACCACGGGCGCAAGGTTGATCCGGAAACGGAAGAATATGAGTATGACAAGGACGGCGAGGAAGTATTGGTAGACGAGGACGAATTGATCGTCCCATATAACGAGCGAATTGAAGAGGAAAACGAAGCCGGTGAAAAGGTAGTGGTGGAACAGCCCAAAATTGAGGCGGGAGCAAAGTTGCCCCGATATCACCCCAAGGGGCCGGATTCCATTCCAATCGTCATACAGAACAATATTCCAAGAAGCAAGGCCATTCCCGGCATTTCGGACATAGAGCGCACATACGACTTTGAACAGTCTATGAAAAAGATGATACACAAGCACGAGGAAAGGATACTGAAAGGCAATACCAAAATACTGTACAACAAGCAACAGGAGGAAGAGGCCGCGCAGCTTTTGGACACTGACGAGTTAAATATTATTCCCGTCATGGACGTCAATAATTTTAAAGATTTTGAGGCTAAAGACAGAGGCCGAGAGGCGATAGAATTCTATGATTTTTTGAAACAGGATTTGCAGTACCAGTTGGGTATTACGCAAGCGTGGCAGGGCATGACGCAGGGTGAAGCGAAGTCCGGGAAAGCGATTCAGTCTCTTGTCAACCAGACGGCGGAAAAAATAAGCATTAAAGTCAACGAAAAGAATATTGCCTATAAGCGCATATACAGGCTTTTGTGCAACTTTGTCCTGTGTTTCAGCGACGGCGATATGGCGTACAGGCTGGACAATACACTGGAGACGGAATACGGCACGTTCAATAAATACGACATGCTGAGAAAAGACGATTCCGGGAACTGGTTGTATCCGGACTTTGATATTGAGATCAGTGCCGAGCAGGGATTCCCGAAAACCAAAACCGCCATGATGGAAATGCTTTTGAACTTGGCCGGGGGCGGGTATTTCGAGGCGACGCCGCGCAATCTTTTGGTATGGCAGACACTTGCGAAGCTTGGATTCCCGCAAGCCGAAAGTATTCTGCAGGCCATTCAGACGGAATTAGACAGGCAAATGCAGTTGGAGCAGCAACAAATGGAAATGCAGCAGCAGCAAACGCAGGCGGATGTAACCGCCAAAACGGGAGTTGCGCCGGACGGCAAGCCTACAATGGAAAAGATTGTGGAAATGCTTCCCAAAGACATACGGGAGGCGTTTTTGGCATTGCCTCCGGAACAGCAGCAGGAACTTATGGGAGGCCGAAATGTTTGAAGGCAAGACAATATTGATTATCGGCGGCACCGGAACACTGGGGCGGGCGCTGACGGACGAACTTGTGGAATCCGGTGTTCGCTCCCTGCGAATATATGCCAGGAACGAGCACAAAATGTTTGAAATGCGCCAAAAATACGGGGAGCCTACCGGGAAAATGCGGTATTTTATCGGCGACATCCGGGACAAAGACAGGCTGGATATGGCAATGGAGGGCGCGGACGTCTGTATTAACTGCGCCGCTTTAAAGCATGTGTCTTTGTCCGGAGAGAATCCGTTCGAGGCCGTCAAGACAAATATCGTCGGCGTTCAAAACGCGCTGGAATGCGCCGTAAAGCACAATATAGGCGTATTTGTACAGATAAGCACGGACAAGGCGGTAAACGCCGTCAATTTGTACGGTTGTACCAAAGCAACGGCGGAATATCTGGTATTGAACGCGCCGCAATGGCAGGGAACTAATCGGACGAAATTTATTGTCGTCCGCATGGGAAACATTCTGGAAAGCTCCGGGAGCGTCCTGGAGGTATGGCGGAAGCAGTATGCGGAAGGAAAGCCTTTGACGGTGACGGACTTGAACGCGGAACGGTATGCGGCAAGCAGCAAGGACATATCGAAGGCCATATTGCGTATTGCCTCAAATGCCGAAAGCGGCCTGCATGTGTTAAAAATGCCAAAGTACAAAATATCGGATTGGCTCAAGGAATTCGGAAGCCATCCCATACAGATAACGGGACTAAGGGAAGGGGAAAAGTTTTGCGAGGAACTTTTCCGCCCCGGAGAAAAATGCACGTTTATTGAATTGGGCAAAAAGTAGCTTTGCATAAAAGTTTGTTGCAAAGGGGGTGAAATGTATGAACGGAAAAAAAGGCGGTTCAATCGGCAAGACGCCCGCTAAGGGCACATTTATTGTTGGTGAAGCAGGGCCGGGCAAACTGCCGTTGGGCGGAAAAATCAACAAAGGCAGCCTTCGTGAAAAGCCGGGTAAGAACCAAGGAACTATGCCTAAGAGCATGTAAGCCAGCGCCATAAGGCGCTATTTTTATCCTCAAAATTACCGCGAGAACGGGCAAAAAACTCAAATTTTAGGAGGATATTATGTTTGAATATATCAAAATGCCGTACTTGGAAGAAAACGGCGAAACGGGCGGAAGCGCTACAGAGGGCGCAGGGAGCGAAGCCGGTTCCCAAATTGAAACTTCAACGGCGCAAAAGGGCGAAAGCAATGGCGAAGCCGGCCAGACGCCGGACGGCAGTAAACAAAGTGTTGCATGGGCTGAAATGAGGAAAAAGGCGCAATTGGCCGAAGAGTACGAAAAGCAGCTCAACGAACACAAAACCAAGCTGGACGACTATGAAAAGAAAATTGCAAAACTGCAAAAAGGGCTTCCGGACGGATATTCTTCTCTGGACGAATACCTGGAAACGCTGGACGAATACCTGGAAACGCTGGACGACAATTACCAGGAACCAAGGGAACCTGCAAAGCCCATCGTAGACGAAAAGCTTATTTCCACTATGACAAACAAAGCTTTGGAGTCCAACCCATATATACAAAAGGCAAAAACTTTTGTAGAGCGCGAGGAAAAGCGTTATGCAAACGAGTTTATCGTAAAGAATTTTTCTGATTTGCAGAAAAAATTCCCCGAAATCAAAGAGGCCGAGGACGTTCCGCTGGAGGTGCTTGAAGCGTTCATGAAAAATGAAGTGGACGGCGGGCAGTACAAGCGGTCGTTGTTGAGCTACTATTATGAAATTAAGGGCGACGAACTGATTGAGAACGCCAAAAAGCAAGGCGTAAGCCATGCCAAGGCGCAGACTATGGGCGTGGCGCATACCGGCCAGGTGCAGGGCACAAATGCAAAAACCGAGTACGACGACGTAACCGTACCGGACAATGTAAAGGCGTCTTTAATGAGAAATCCCGTATTAAGGAAAGCCATTGAAAAGGATCCAAGCAAGCTAAAGTATTATTACAAAAAATATCATCAGGAGTAACGGAGGAAATGCGCCTCCGTTATTTGTTTTGGAGGCGATAACATGTTCACATTTGAAAAATTTAAGAAAGGCGCGGACGGAAGCCTGTATCAGGAAAAATTCCTTCCCGCGCTGAGCGGTTATGCCCTTTATGTCGGCCAGGCATTGAAAGTGACGGGCGGTGCCCTTTGCTTTGCAGATAGCGCCGACACGGTATACGCCGTTTCGAATGTATCTGCCGCCAGTTCTGTAGTGACTGCCTCATACGTTCCCGAGGTTTACCCGGTGAACGACAACCAGATTTGGAAGGCGGCCATTGCTACTGCGGCTACTGCGGCTACGCTTGAAGGTTCAAAGATCAACATAGGCTCCGCGTCTGTCGGAACGGCTGTAAACGCCGCCGCCGCCGGTACTGGACTGTTGGTATACGACATCCAGACTGCGGCTTCTCCGACAAGCTGCGTGTATGTTGTCTTTGCACCGGCAATATAAGGGGGTGACTGAATTATGATGAACTATTCACAAACTGAATTTTTAAAGCTCGTAGGCAGATACGATACGCACATTCTTGCATACATGGAGGAAGTGGGCACAGCCGAGGGCGACAAAACCATTGTCAATGTTTTATTCAACAGAAGCGAGACAACCGAACCTGCGGTTGCCATCGGCGGAAGCAGCGCGCATACAGACATGAAAAAATTCAAGGGAACGCGCAATTACGAAAACTTAAACGAACTGTACACCAAAAATATTGAGTTTGAGGAATTCGACCAGGGCGAACAGTTTGGACGGAAGCTGATGGACGACAACAAAATATGGGATATTGAAAACAGGTCCGCGTCGCTTATGCGGTCTTATTACAGGACTTGCGAAAACTTTGCGGCGGCCATTTTCAACAACATTTCGTCCAGTTCGTTCGTGAAGGACGGAGAGACTTACACCTGGACGCTTTGTGCGGACGGACAGCCCATATCCGACAGTTCGCACACTAGCATAAGTGGCAACTGCAGTACACTGGATAACGAGGACACAAATTCCCTGGACGGCGACAACTTTGAGAGCGCAATGTCATCTATGGTAGAATTTGAGGACGACAACGGCAATCAGGGCAACTATTTTGCCGACACGCTAATGGTTCCGTTCAGGCTCAGGAAAACTGCGCTTGAACTGATTGGCTCCGATGGGAAACCTACCGTAGCGAACAACGACTACAACATTTACGAAGGCGCAATGAAGCTGATTGTTTGGAGAAGATTTGTAAAAGCCTCAACAGCGTCAGGGTATCCGTGGGTCGTTATGGACAGTCAGGCCAGGCAGGAAAACCTGTTCTGGCTCGACAGAATCATGCCGGAAATTAGGTCTCACAGGGACTATGAAACTATGTCGTGGAAAATTTCGGTTTACGCGAGGTACGCTGTCGGTTGCTACGATAAGGGGAACGCTTGTCCTTTAGCGGCGTAAGTCGTTAAATGCATCGGGTAATATCGGTGAATGGTGAGATTCCAAATACCGAGATAACTTATTAGATTGCGAAAGGCTAATAAGCATCGTAGAGCGTAGAAGGTGAATAAATATAATCCTTCCAAGAGTGCCCGACAACCTAATGGGTTGAAAATGTACGCCGAACTGACGGGAATAAAACCGTTAGAACATAAGGATAAAAAGCCTTATGGATAACACTTTGTGGCGTTGGGGGTATTTTAACATACCCGCATAAGTACGACAAAATGATTTACAATTCTCCGGCATAATGGTATAATTATAGTATCATTATGTCGGAGGTGTTGCTATGCACAAAAACAAATGCCCTGTTTGCAAGAACGAATTTGAATCAAAAAGAAGTGACAAGATTTGGTGTTCCGAGGCTTGTTACAAAAAAGCAAAGTATTATGAACAACATCCGAAGCCCACTTTAACTTGCCTTGGGTGCTCAAAGGAATTTATACCAAAGAAGAGCGATCAGAAGTATTGTTCGCCCATATGTCAAAGACATTATTCGAACAAAAAATACAAGGACAATACGCGTTTTGACGGGTATCGGGAATTGATAATGCAAAGGGATGGGTACAAGTGCGTAAAGTGCGGTAGCACAAAAGGCTTAATTGTACACCATAAAGACGAAAGCGGACAGACTGATGACCCGAACAACGACCCGGGCAACCTTGTTACATTGTGCAATTCTTGCCATATGGGAGAGCATGGCATAAACAGGTGGATGGGCGACAATACTGAGCGCTTTACCATTGTAAAATGCCTGTTTTGTGGCAAGGAGTTTAAAGAGAGCATAATTTGCATTGATGGAGGTAAAGGCAAGTACTGTTCAAAAGAATGCATGATAAATGCGAAAAAAGGGACACACAAAACAAAAGTTCTTGCAAATTGCATTATTTGCGGCAAAGAGTTTTACACCACGGAACATAAGCGTTCAATCGGCAGGGGCAAATACTGTAGTAAAGAGTGCGGTTACGAGGGACAGCGCCGCAACAAGCCAACCCACGCAATTGGAAAATACAAAACCAGGGTCTATATAGATTGTCCTGTTTGCGGGAAAAACCATTATACTACGCAAACGCTGCTTGATAAGGGACTTGGCAAGTATTGCAGCAAAGAATGCATGTATAAGTCTGACGAACGCAAAAGGAAAATTACAGGAAGACCTGTGAGAAGCCGGGTTGTGGTAAATTGCGCCGTATGCGGCAAAGAATTTGCAACTGTTAAGTCCAGCGTGGAAAGAGGACGCGGCAAGTACTGTAGTAACAAATGTAAGGGCATTGGGTCCAGAAAGGCAAATTGAAGAGTAATTAAACCAGACACCCTTTTGGGTGTTTATTCATTTTAAGGTGGTGAAAAAGAATGTCTACTGAAACAACGAGAGTAAGTTCGTATTTTCGGGCGGAAGGATACAAGGATTCAGCGGGTACTTTGTTTAATTACACAAATGCCAGGCTGAATTCCGCAATGGCCGATACTTCGGGACTGACGGCAACTGCCGCGTTTCTTAACGGACTATTGTACGGTACAACCAGGTACAAAGTCTATATCGGTTCCACCATAGCGACGAATGACGCCGTTGCCACTACTGTTACGGCTATGGGTATCAGCACGGCATTGTTCGCGTTTATTACGCCGCATGTCGCTTCTGTTGTAGCCGGTACGATAGTTACGCAGACGGGCGTGCAGTATAAGGTATTGTCGCTTGCAAGCGCGGTAACGCAAGTAACAGCCGACTTGATTGTGTTCGGCGTGGCTTGACGGGACGGGAAACCGTCCCTTGTTTTTTAAAGGAGGCATTATGGAAAGGTTGAAAATTGATTCATATGTCGCAGACACACAGGCTTTGCGGCTAAATTACAATATCTGGGCGACGCTTGAAGAAATTCTTGTGGAACTGAAAAAGCTGACGGGCGACAAGCCGCAGGAAGAGCCTATGAAACAGGCGTACAAGTGCGACAGGTGCGGCAAAGAGTTTGACGAGTACAAGAAGTTGAGAGGGCACAAAATCAAATGTAGGGGTTGATTGTTATGGCGGGAACGGTTTTAACGCGGGAATGCGGGTATAAAATGGGCAATATCAGTTCGCTGACGGTATCTACGGTGGTAACGTCTTTTCCGTACAACGGCACGTTCGGATTGCACAACACAGGCTCCGGGACTATCTATATGGGCAATTCAACGGGCATAGGGGCGTCTACGTCAAGCTGGAACATTGACGCGGGAGAAAAGACTTGGCCTGTTTATCTGACTACCGGGACGTATTTTATCGCAAGCGCGGCAAACACATTAAAGTATTTTCAGTACATGTACTAAGGTGGGATTAACATGGGAATAAGCAGTACGGGAATGTCGGCAAGGAATGCCGCACAATTGAATGATATTGCGCAGAAAGCCTTTCCGTACAGGAATGTGATAAATGAAGGTGTTGTGCTGTCTAATTTTGAGCGTATATCCGACTGGACGGTATCAGGAAACGGAACATTAACAGCAGATACGACTAACTATAAGACAGGATCGCAGGGTGGAAAATTTACTGTCACGACTCCCGGATCGTATGTTGGAGCATACACAAAAATGAAAGCCAATAAGATAAATTCTGTTTCATTTTATGCATATTTTCCTGACGAAACTCCTGCCGGGACTATATCGGTTCGTTTGTATCACGATATAGCTGTTGCTAGTTATTTTAATTATGAAATAACTTTAGCAAATCGCGCTCAACAAGGTTGGAATTTATTTAGAATAGGCGCAAGATATTTTACTACTAGCAATGGAGCGGTCTGGGGAGATATTACCGCTTTAAGGATTTACCTTACGGCTGCTACCGGCGAAAGTCCAGAAGTAACTATTGATGATTTAAGAATAAATTCCGAGGCAAGGCCAAAGGTAATTCTTGCTCATTCAGGTAGTAGTGAAAGCATTTACACAAAGGCTTTTCCAATGATGCAGCAATATGGATTTAAAGGGACTATATATGTAAGGCCGTCTCTTATTGGCAATGTTGGCATTATGACAACACCTCAACATTTGGAACTGCAAAATTTTTACGATTGGGCTATAGGACAACATGGGTGGTCTGGTATTGATTATACTACTGCAACTGACGAGGAAATCGTTGAAGATGTTACATTATGTAAACAAGGATTGGATGCCCTTGGATTAAATTCAGCAAGCGATCATGTACAGAGAGCTGTTACAAATGCACATGTTGCAGAGGTATTATCTGGAACATTTGTCAAAACAGCTATGGCTGGAGTATCAACATCCATAGGTCCACAAACTCAGCCCATACCTCCATTGCCATCAATTACAATGTGGATGATAAATCAACCTTATACGTGGGTTCCTACTTCGACATTTGAGACAAATATAAAGCCATTAGTTGATTCAGCTATAGCGCGTGGAGCCGTACTCATTTTTTATACTCATGGTATAGCAGATTCTCCAACTGGATATGATGCGGCAACAGCAGAATATCAACTATTCCTTGATTATCTTGCATTAATGGTATCACAGAACAAGCTGGATGTAGTCACTATTACCGAATGGTACGACGAATATACGGGAACTGTTTTACTCGATAAGCCGTTTAATTTAGTAGCTCCAAGCTTTCAAGAATATCGCGGCTATGTCACTACGGATATTTCATCTATAGCAGCCGGCGCAGTAGCAACATTTACTATCACCGTAAACGGCGCGCTCATTGGTGATACGGTATTATTGGGACCGCCCTCCGCGATTGAGGCTGGACTTACATGGTCGGCATATGTTTCCGCTGCTAATACGGTTACAGTCAGAGTACACAACACAACAGGCGATGCAATTGATCCTGCTTCCGGTACATGGATGGCGAGGGTGATTTCATGAAAGGACGGTTGATATGATAAGTTTAAATTCTGGCGAAGTCAATTTGTCCAATATAAAAATTGGCATGAGAGTAGAATTTATTGACGAAACAGACACATATTATCATAAAAAGGGTACTGTAGTAAATTATGACTATAATAGCGTTGGTGTTCATTTGGATGATGTACCAGACACATATTTTTCGTGTGGATTTGACGATTTAGGCATAATTTAATAAAAACAAAAGGAGTGAGTGATTTGTTTACATGTCTTACACATGGCATAGAGGAAAATGTTTTATCTGAATCTGAATATAACGAGATAATGTCAGAGGTTAATATACTTGTCGGCTGTATGCGTTCGCAATGGGCTGACTTTAAAAATCCTTTTAAGGAGTTTACAGAAAATTATGAAACGTGTTAACGCACACTAGGACTATATTGCGCAGTAAGGGCTTGTGAAAGCAAGTCTTTTTTCACGGGAAGGTGAGAAAATGGGAACATATACCATGCAGGACGTAAGAAATATAACTTATAAGTTGTTGGGCGAATACTCACCGGCGACGGCTTCTGTTGACGTAAACCTGACTTACAGGGTAGACGAACTGATTAACCGGTATTATTTTGAACTGGCCGAACTGGACAAGGTGAGCGCAATTACTAAAATATCTCAGTTTCCCGTTGAAAACATGTTGGGCGAGACGTTCGAGTACGAAAAATGCACGACAACCGCCATTAGTTACACGCAGGCAAGCGCGCTTGCCTATTATTTTGAAGTGGACGGCGGCTGCTTTGTGGACGTTAAAGAAGGCTCAAATACCGCCACTATGACGACGCTTTCCACGCTGGACGTGACGGGCGTCAGCGTATTTACAAGGTATCGCGGATTTATTACAGCCGCGACGGCGTCCAATTATATCACCATGTCTTTTTACGGCAGTTCGCCGCTTACGATACGCAATTTCGCGTACTATCCGTACGATTTCGGCGCGGCCACCGCGTCCATACCGGACTTTAAGCCGCACATGGAATACGCCATATCGGCGGATTACATGGACACGAAAAACGTTACCTACCGGTGTAACGAGGATTACGGAACGTTCACGGACTACAAAATTGAAAACGGCTATTTGCTGATACCAAGGATATATTCTGCGGAATTCTATCACAACTACTGGAAGCAGGTGTCCGGCGTTACGACGGCGACAAATACGTTTGAAATCAAGGACAAAACCGTCCTTTTAATACCGTTTGGAGTGGCCGGAGATATCCTGATTGGTAACGGCTTCAACATTCAGGCGGGGAATACGCTGCTTGAAAAGTACGAGAGTAAGAAAAACCAGATCGACACGTCCAATGAACAGGGACGGCACACAATGTTTAATTATCAGGGGTGGTAGCCATGTACTCGCCCAACGCGCAAGGCAAAGAATTGAATGATTTTACGGGCGGGCTGAACCTTACGAAGCCGCCCACGGACATAAACGACAACCAGACTCCGGACGCATACAACTGGATTAACAACGAACTGGCGGGCATTAATTCGCGGTACGGGTATACGAGGTACTATACCACCGCTATCGGTTCCTCCGTTATAGACGGCCTATTTGTGTACAATACATTCAGTTCAAGCGACTTTATCATGCGTTGCGGAACTTCGCTCATGCTGGACCTGACGACGGGCACGTCCTTGCTGTACAGCGGCATGAACGCGTCGCGTTCTTTTGAAATGGGCGGCAAGATATATTTCTTGGACGGCAGCGGATATATCCAGTACGACGGTACGGCGACGCAGGTAAGCGGATATGTGCCGACTCACTATATCAACAACGCGCCGGACAGATCAAGCGGCACGGTGTTTGACGAACTGAATTATATCCAGTCTGCTTTCACCGAAACATTCAACGGAAACGGCGTAGCAACGTCTTTTTACATGGCTTATGGAAGCCTGACGACGCAAACGCCGGTTGTTTTGGTGGACAACGTGACGCAAACCTTAAGCGCGGCGACCTCCGGCTTTGTCGTAGACTATACCAGCGGATATATCAGCCTGACAAGCGCGGCGTCTACAGGTATTGGAAACGTGGAAATTACCGCCTATAAGCCGGTATTGGACTCCACCTGCATTACAAACTGCACGTTTGCGGAAACTTACGGTGAGGGCAACGATACTTTTGCGTTTTTAAGCGGCAATTCGTCGTTTCCGGCGAGAATATTCTGGAGCGACACCTCGGACCCGACTTATTATCCGGCGACCTCCTACGCGGACGTAGGCGTCACCAATGACAAAATGATGGGGTTCTTGCAGCACGGCGGGGCTTTACAGTTGTGGAAATACCGCAGCGTGCACCAGTTCAACGGCACGCCTCCGGACAATTCCATTACGGAACTGTACGTCAATAACGAGGGCTGTATCGCCACCGATACGCTGAAAAAAGTGTACGGCTATCCTACCTGCTTGAGTCAGAGGGGCGTCGTCAGGCTGGTTTACGAGGGCGGCGGGTACACGTTCAAGCTAATAAGCGAGGATATCAACGGGCGGACCGGGATACGTTCCGGGCTTTTGGACGAAAGCAACAAGCCTTCGGCGTTTGCGCTTGACTTTGATAATAAGTACTGGCTGCATGTAAACGATAAAATATATATTCTTCAGTACGACCTGATACACCAGGAGGGCGGAAAAATAGTCTATCCGTGGCTTAGATGGAGGACGGCGCACAATCCGCAATGCTTCGCGGCAAAGGATAATTACCTGTATTTCGGCAACACAGGAAACCTGTACAAGTTCGACCAGAGCAGCGTCAATGACGACGGGACGGCAATCGACTCATATTGGTTTTCTAAAAAGCTTGAAATTGAAAAGACGCACGACTGGATAAAATGGTTTTTGCACATGTATTTTAATTTCAGGACGCGGCTTGGGACGAATTTCAACGTTACCATATCCGCCTATGTAGACGATACGGCTGTTTCTTTGAGCAACAGCGAAATAGAGCTTGACTTTTGGGATCCAAACGCATTTGATCCGAATGCGTTTATTCCGAACGCGATAGACCAGTACGTTGAAATCCGGATTCCACTGATGCGGAAAGGAAAGTTTGTCCAGTACAAAGTCAGTTGCAGCGAATTGAACAAGCTTTTTACGCTGCTTTCCGGGAAAATCGACTACATGAAAGACAGAAAGGCGGTACGGTAATCATGCAGACAATGAATGACTATATCAGACCGCGCGGGTATTACGACAATCCCGGGACGAAATTGACGGTTACGTTTGAAACACTGAATAAATTAAGCGGGCTCACCGCCACAGCAAGCGAAATAAACGCTTTTGGCAGTTCCATAGCGGACCTGGAGGCCGCGGACGAACAGGGCAACGGCTTCTACTCCGACTTAGCAATATGGTACGGGAATACAAAATCCATTGCCACAATGGAGACAGACGAAACATGGACTTTGGTAGCCGGAACGCTTTCCGCCGACACCACTTATGTAAAGGTTGGTTCGCAAGGGCAAAGAATTACCGAAAACGACAATACGGGCAGCGCGTTATACGCAAAAAGAGACAGCGTGACTTACGACCTGACGACACTCAACAATGGCGAAGTAAGCGGGACGGATGATTACATTGTGTACGCGGTATATATTTCCGACGTTACAAAAGTGGTAAGTTTTGCAATTCAGTTCGGGGCGGATTCAGTGTTTTCCCCTACAAACAGGTTCTACAAGAGCACAAGCACCGGGCTTGTAACCGGATGGAATTTTATCAAGACCGCAAAAAGCGCATTTACACAAAACGGAGCAATTAGCTGGGACGACATTAGAAGCATGGTAATTTATTGGACTTCGCTTGACAATGCTTTGGGTGCATACGTCACGTTCGACGATATATGGCTTTGTAAAAAAGACCCGGGCAGCGCAGTACCCAACCCGTTTCAGCGGTTTGTCAGCGGCGCATGGACAAGAGACTTTGCCGCTATTAGCGGCGAATGGTTTGTCGGACTGGAACACAATGAATTAATATGGAGAAATTTAAACCCGGCAGATTCAGGCTCAAGCGCAGTTTCGTTATCGCTTGTAGGCACAAAGCCGTATTCTGATTTTGTCATATATGCAAAGCAGAAAATAAAAGCCGCGGACAATACCAGCCGGATAGGATGGCAAATAAGCGCGGGAAACTGTATAGCCGTCGTCGTTTCGGCGGGCAATTTGTACTTGTACACCGTTGTTAACGGAACAAATAATACATCTACGAATACGCCGTATACCTGCGCTGTGGGAGATATAATAGAATTTGCGCTTGAGCGAAGCGGAAACGGCGCGACTTTGAAGGTATACAAAAACGGGGATTACAACAATCCTACGACATTGTCTAAAACCGTACTTTTTAGCGAAACCGGGTATTTGGCGATAGGGCAATATTTGACAAACTATACGGACATACTTTCTTTTTCCATTACCGCCACGAAACACGCGCACCACGCGGACATAGCGGAAAATGCAAAGACTTTGATAATGAAAGCAAAGGCGACGGCGTTTGCAACCGCCGAACTGAAATTCGGGGAATTTGGATATGATTATGGAGATAGCAGGATTTATACCGTAAATACGTCGGGCGTATTGCAGTACTGGAGCCTGACATAAGGAGTGATAGGCTATGGCGATAACCACTACGGCGGTAACGGCAATTACATTGACATATGCTACCGGCACGGACTGGAGTGTTTTTAATGCAAGTAACTTAGCTTCAGCCGGAAACCTCCAGGCCAATTGGAATGATACGCTTTCCGCGTTGTCCGCACAGTACAAGGTTTTGCTGAACAGCGCGGCGGCGGAGGTAAATATCCTCGAGGGCGCAAGCGGGGCGCAGTATGTCGGCGTAAGCAGCTTAACAGGCATGATAACCGGTTCGACGGTATATTCCGCCTTGACGGCTGCAAACTCAACAGCGTCAACGCTGAATGCGCGGGTAGCTGCGGCGACGGCTGCCATTTCCGCCGTCAGCGCGCTTTTGACAGGCTTTGCGCGGGCTACGACGGCGCCGTCGGCGACGACGACAAGTATCGGCTTTAACGGGCTTTTTTATGCGACAAAAGTATATAACGCTGTTTACAAATGAAAAACAATGCGATACAATACAACTAAATAGGGTTGCCTTGCAAGCGTAAAATAGGGGAAGCGCCATCATCGCTTCCCTTGTTACCCTAAAATAACCTATGATGGGGGTTATATATAAATGAAACAAAGAAGCGGTAACGGAAATTACTTTCCATTTCCAAGAAGTATATTTAAACACGAAGGTTTTAAAAAGCTTTCTACGTCGGCAAGGCTGCTATTTTTTTATCTATTAGAAGCCGAACATCAATATACCGGAGAAAAGGTTGGTTATTTTTTCCGAAGCAATGATGATTTGTCGTCCGACACCGGATTGAGCAATAAAACCATAATTGAAGCCAAAAAGGAATTTAAAGAACATATTTCTGATTTGATAGATATGGGATGGGTGCATTGGTGGGTTGATGATAAGCGTGTTAAAAAATCCAAAAAGAAGGTAACAAGCTTTACTATCAAAGTGTAAAAATTACATTCTGATAGGTATCAAAGTGTAGAATTTACATTCTGTATCAAAGTGTAAAATTTACACCATATCAGAGTGTAAAATTTACACACTATTTAATAATAGACTTTTAACTTAAGAATAGACTTGTTTATTATTAAGATTTAGTAAATAACATAGGTCACTCGTAAACTCGTGACCGATATATGTTTTTACCACAAAAAAGCAGGTGATAATATGGCGTATTCATGGACATATCCAATAACAACCGGCGGCTATGTGTATGCTGCTGCGGCACTTGAAATCAAAAGCAACATTTCTGCGGAACTGGGCGCGAGATCGACTTCATATTCTTTTACGCAAATGGCGAGCTGCACAAGCGGCAACTATATCTATGCAGCACAGGTTAATGAACTGCGGGCGGGGGCGGATTTGGCGCACGGGATCACGGGTTGTACTATAAACAATGCAAGCTATGATTCCACTGTAGATGCCTCTGCCGATGCGACCGTCGATGCTACGGCGTATGGGACGGTAGATTCCGGAGACGATAGCAGCGTTGACGGAACGGCAAATTCCGGATATGATACGTCCGAAGACGGTACGGATGATGGCACAGACAATGGCACTATTAATTTTGGATACTTAGGTGGAGATTAAAGGGGTTGATACTATGGCTTTTTCATGGAGCGAAACCGTAACAACAGGCGCGACGGAAATCAAGGCTTCTCATTGGCAAGAATTACAAGATAATACCGATTATTTAAACGACAATCCCGGGTGCGGGACAAATAATTCCTCTGTGGATGCGGCAGCCGATGCGACCGTCGATGCTTCTGCCGATGCGACGATAAACGCTATTGCTGATTCGTCGGCAGACAGTGGAAAAGATTCAACTGTAGACGTCAATGACCACGGAACATACAACAGTTCAGAAAATTCTACTATTAATAGTACTAACAACGAAACGGCATTAGCAAGTCACAATACTTCATTGGCATAATGTTGTATAAATATGTAAAACGTGATACAATAGTGCATGAGGTGAAAAATAATGAAAAAGGCCATATTTTTAACAATTCTTTTCATTATCACATGTACAGTTGCAAGCGTCGTATATGGCGTGCTGGACGTAGACGACTTTGGAACGGACTTGGATAAATTATGGTTGGTTGGGGTATATGACGGCGAAAAGTATTACAACATAGACCCTGAAAAACCGGATTACACAACTACGGTAAACATATTGGACGACAAGGGAAAACGGAAAGCCGTAAGCGTATATTGCGACTATATATCATACTTAAAGCAAAAATATGAAATAGCTGAAAAAAATAGAAATGTGCAAGAAATGATGGAACTGGCTATTGCGGCAGACGAATACAGAATGTATGTAGGGGTTGGACCTATGAACAATTCATTGATAAAGCGATTACAGCAAGCATTAAGCGCCCAATAGGGCGTTTTTTTATTGGAGGTATTATGAAAGCTGTTGAATTGATGTCGGCGGGAACCTGTAACATGGACTGCCGATATTGTTTTATTCCGAAGAATGAAGCAATGAACGGCATACACAAAAGAATAATAGGAAGCCTGAAAGACGGAACGTATATAGAACATTTGAAAAAGCTGGACGGCTTGGAGGCTATTTCTCTTTGGGGGACTGAGCCGACGCTGACGCTGGATTATTTCATTCCGAACGTCGAAGCAATTCTTCGGGAAATTCCGTCCGTCAAAATGATAAAAATTCCTACGAACCTTTTGACGAACCATATGTCCATTGTGGAACTTGCCAAGAAACTTGACGGGCACGCCAAAAAGGGCTTTGAATTAAACATTCAAGTGTCCCTGGACGGACCGGCGAATATCACGGACAAGAACCGCAAGCCGGACGCTACGGAAAAGATTATAGCGCATTTCAAGGAACTGCGGACGGGGCTGAAAGGCTTCGATAACCTAAAAATAGACTTGTATTTCAAGCCTACCATAACGATTGACAACATAATAAACGACCTGGATACAATAGATAAGGTGACGGCCTGGTATCAGTTTTTTGACGAATTGGCGGGCGGCGGCGTGCCGGGCGCTACGCCGACATTCGAGGTGCCGGGGAAATATACTTCGGAGGACGGGAAAACCGCTTACGAATTCTTCCGGAGAATATCCGCGCTGAACCGGGCGAACAGAAAACAAAAGCTGTTCAAGCACTACAAACAACTGAATAACTATGTGATCCGCTTTATGAAGCTGTTAAAATACAATGCGGAACTCCAGCACAAATACAGAATGTATACCTGTTCCGGCGGCGATACGCAATGCGGGCTGGACTTTGACGGCAATATGCACTTGTGTCACCATACGTTTTACTGGGACAACGAGGACTATTTAAGCCGGATATATGAAAGCGACTCCGACAAAGGGCGCAAGCGCATGGCGGTAAGGCATGAGGTACGCAAAGACGAATTCGGCAAAAGCCGCATGCTGTACTTAAACCGGTGCTATCATGACTTTATGACGTTCCGCGTCAACAGCGTAATGACTATGACAAAGGAAATGGCATTGTGCGGGCAGATAGATAAAGAATATTCCCAAAGTAACGAATTGTGCTATATGCTGGCGTTGTTCCTGAATACGTCCGTGTGCTGCCCGATACAGAACTATGTATACACCGGCAGCATACACATTACGCCGGTGACGCTGATACGGCTTTTGGGAAACGGGTGCATGCAGGAGATCATACGGGAGGCGAGCAATGAGTTATCAAACTGAAAATACCGAACTTTTGAAAAGTGTCCTGCAAGGCACTTTTTTTAATGCCTGGAAGACAGACAAACAGGACATGGCGAATATGAACTTTAAAGGGCTGGAAATGATTATCGCGCCGGACTGCAACCTGGCCTGTAAGTACTGCTACCTTTACAAGCACAAGGACGGCCTGTATCCGCGCCACCTGGTAAACCGGGAAACCATATTGAACAATGCGTCCATGCTTCTGGATTGGTTTAAAAAGAACGACTACAGGCCAAAGCTGGACATATTCAGCGGCGAATTGTTCGCGCAGCAGGTAGGCTTTGATATACTGGACTTAATTTATGAAAAGTACAGGGACGTAAAAGGCATAAGCTTTATCTGCGTTCCTACCAACTTTACTTTTATCTGCAGCGAGGAAACGACGGCCAGGGTGGAGGAATGCATAGATAGGCTTGAATCCGTAGGCATACGGCTTGTTTTAAGCGCGTCCATTGACGGAAAGTACTGCGAGGACAACCGTCCGGCAAAAACAGGTATTGTGCGGGACGACGCATATTACGACAAGGTGTTCCGTTTCTGCAAAAAGCATAAATTCGCTTTTCACCCAATGATTTATTCTGAACATATAGACAGGTGGAAGGATAATTTTAATTGGTTTATAGGCATGTTTGAAAAGCACGGGTTTGAAGGGTATCCGCTGTATCTCCTGGAGGTAAGAAACGAGGAATGGACGGAAGGGCAAATGCAGGGGCTATATGATTTCGTCCAGTATCTTGCGGGCTGGGTGCGGGACAGGAGACTGGACTTTCACAAAAACGGATTCAATATTCTGGGATCCATGATCAACACAATCGGGCGCGGGATAGGCTGCGGGATCCAGGCGTCGTTATACGTCCGCATGGGCGATCTGGCTATCGTGCCGTGCCACAGAACGTCATACGACGGCTACCATTACGGGAAGTTCATTGCAAAAAACGGCGCGATAACGGACATTGAAGCCGACAACGTGGAAAACTGTATTACGACATACAGCTTTAACGCGGACACGCTGCCCATGTGCGAGACGTGCGCGATCAAACACCATTGTTCACACGGGTGCATGGGGTGTCAGCTTGAAACGGTGGGCGACATGTTCACCCCAAACCCGAACGTATGCAAAATGGAGCATTACAAGGTAAAAGCCTTTATGGACTTTTTAGACAGGAGGATTTTATGAACGAATTGATTGAAAGGCTGACGGCGTATATCGACGGGAAATATCACAATGTATTTGAGTATGATTCAAAGAAGCTGAAAAGGATAATTGGCTATGTCAGGGACATGCTGGAAAAGGCCATGAAAGGCGAGACGTGCAGGGTATCTTCCGGAGACACAAGGAATATTGTGCTTTCATTGGGCGCAATGATAGAAACGCTGGTGCGAAAAATTGCCGATACGGAAGACGAACAGTTTATCCGGGACTATAATGTCCTGTGCTTTAATCTGGCAAATGCGTACAATGTCGGCGAGATTCAGGCGCAATGCGAGACGCTGGACATTCTGCTGCAGTACAAGAACTCCATGCGCGCACAGCTTGAACTCATGAAACTGCTTTTAAAGTATGTAGAGCGGTATAACAAGTTCAATCCTCCGGCGTTCGAAATAAGCAAGTCATACCTTGCAAACCTATCAGGCAGGATTTCTGAAAAATAAGGTGATTGGATGATTGTCTATATCGGGTGCGGGGGCAATGCGAAAGATGCGTTGTCCTTTTTTAATTGCCGTAACGTATGGATGGTGGACGATTATAAGACGGGCGAGTTTGAGCATTGTTCCATTATCGGGACAGTGGATGAGTTTATCAGGCGGTATCAATTAATGCTGGCGAAACCAAAAACATACATTACGGTGGGCAGTATAGGCGATAACCTGGAAAGAAACAGAATATATGAAAAGCTGGCGGTGGCAGGGGTAAAAACCCTGCCGCTGGTATTTACGGACAAAATAAGCCGCAATGTACATATCGGCGATAACTGCCTGATAAACCTGGGTGTACAAATTCACCACGACGCTTATGTCGGGGACGGCACGGTAATATCTCCCGCAGCCACTATCTGCGGAAATGTTTTTCTTGAGGGCAATAATTTTATCGGCGCGGGCGCAATTGTTATACAGGGAATAACCATAGGGCGAAACAGTGTTATCGGCGCGGGAAGCGTCGTTGTTTGCAATGTGCCGCCCGATTCGATATATGCCGGAAACCCGGCGAAATTACTAAAAAGGATGATGTAGTATGGCTACTTATGTGACGGACGGCAAGGGCAATGCGTATGAAAGACGGTACGATCCCAATACCAAAACATATAAAGATTATTATGTCGGGCCTGCGTCCAAATACAACGTTGCACAGGGAAATCCGGACACGGGCACGGGATACAATCCGACAAGTTCTACAGGCGCTACGGGCGTTGCCGGAACTACGGCCAAAACCAATAAGACGGGAACGTCCGTCGTTTCGTCTTCGCCGTCCACTGTGGACAACTACATTCAGCAGCAGAAAAACCTGTATAAGCAAGCGGAGTCAAGCGGCAATGTGCAAGGCATGATAAGCGCGGCCACCGCTGCGGACAAGAGGCGGCGGGAATTGGGCATGGCTTCGGAAAACGACGCGTTGATAGCGCATCTTACTTCACAGCTTGGGAATACGGGCATAGGCAATATCGACGTAAACAACCCGGACTATAACCAGCTTGCAAACCTTTTAGGACAATACAACCAGAACGTGCAGGGCTTTGAATATGAGCCGTCGGAGTCACGCGAGGACTATTACAGCCGCGTTATGGCCGATATTCAGCGGCAGTTGGACACATTGCAGCGCGAGAAAGAGGCGGCGATAGAGAAGTCCAGGAGCGGCATTCTTACGGAGGCGGGCATATCCAACCGCCAGTTGGAAGAGTCTTACCAACAGCAGTTGGACGAACTGGCGCGCCAGGCGGACGAGATACGGAATGCCTACACCGGCGCAAAAAGGAACATCGAGGCGGAAAAAGCCGATACTATGCCGACGTTCCAGAGTCAGCAATCACAAGCGGACGTACAAGCACAGCAAGCGGCAAAGAATATCATAGACTACTTTAAACGCGCCGGGCTGAGTGCGGGTGGGCAGGTAGCGTCCGAACTTGGGAAAGTGGCTACCGCCAATATCGGACGGCAAGCAGAAATAGCGGGCGAACAGGGCAAGTATGTCCGCGACGTGGAAGGCAGGCTCGCGGGACTGGAAGAGGAACAAGCGTCCGGTTTGGCCGACGTTGAACGGCTGAAAGGACAAGCGTTAAGCGGCATGACGTCCAGCAAGCAAACAGTTATAGAGCGCGTCAACGACGCATTGACAGGCTTGAGCCTGGATCAGAAAAACTTGTTGAGCGATCTGGCGGACATGAAGCTTTCTATGGAAAGCGGTATTGAGCAGGAATATAAGGAAATGACGGCGGCTGAAAGGGCGGAGCAGTTCAACATGGTATTGCAGCAGTACGGAGTCGGCGCCCAAAGCGTACAGGCCGTCAGTAATTTGATAGACAGCGTTAACCAGTCGCGACTGTTTGCGCTGGAAGAGGACTTGAAAAGACTGGAACTTGAAAGCATGCCGGAATTGTTGAAGCAGCAGGCAAAACTGCTTGAGCAGCAGATAAAGAAGGGCGACATAGATATTCAGGCGGCAAGGGTGCAACTAAAAAACCTGCAGGAGGGCAAGACGGCGGGCGGCACTGATTACCTGAAATACAAGGATTATTACGACGAGGCCATTCGCAGGATGGAGCAGATGGTAAAAGTAAACAAGCCGGTGTACGGAAGCGATGGTCCGCATAAATACCAGATAGGCACGGAAGAAGTGGAAGAGCGCAAATACACCGACAAACAGATTAAGGATTGGATACTTGGATTGCCGCTGTCGAATGAAGACATAGCAATGCTAATGTCAGATGTTGGACTTTAAGGAGTGATTCACCGTGAAATATACGGCTGAAGACGTAAAAAAATTAAGAGAACAGTTAAAAGAAAAAGGCGCGCGGTATACTGCGGAAGATGTGCAAAGAATGAAGGAAGAGCTGTACAAAGAACCGGAGGACAAGTATGTATTTACGCCGCCGCCCGCAGTTGATACGGATAGCGGATTGCCGAAAAGTACCGTGCAAAAGCTAAAGACGACGAAAGTGTCGTTTATGGATGCTATGGGGAAAATGCAGCAGGAATTAGGCGTTCAGCCTCGAACCATAACGCCGGAAAAAACAAGCGCAGAGGCCAAAAAACTACGCACGGGAAAAGAAAAACAGAATAAACCTAAAAAAATAAACCCGCTGGAGGATTTAAAAAGTATTGGAAGCAAGATAGTGCAGGGTGCCGTAGAGATTCCGAGAGGACTTACCAACATAAATGAACTTATACAGGATTTTCTTATAAAACAGCGGAAAGTATCTCCTTTTGCGCTGCTTACCGGAAAAAAAGAAGGCGTGCTTTCCAAGGTAGCGCCGAAACAAGAGCAGTACGAAAAAGACCTCGCAATGTACGACGAAGCCGTAAAAAAGATTGGTTCTGCGGTTGATCAGAGCAAAGTCGGTAAAGGATCGGAGTTTATCGGCGACGTCATGAGGTCTATGCCCAAAATGTCATTGAACTTTATTCCAGGCGTTGGGCAGCTTTTATTCGCCGCGTCCACAGCGGGAGATTATGCGGAACAAGCCAAACAGCAAGGGGCGACCAAAAAACAGCAGTTGTTGTATGGAGCATTGGGCGGCGTGGCGGAAGTTACGCTTAACAAGGTGTTGGGCATTATTCCGCGCATGAAAAGCATTCTTTCCGGCGAAGCGGCAAAATCAGGAGTATTGGGAAAGCAGATCATTAAAAGCGCTTTGTCTGAATCCGTGGAAGAAGGCGCAATTGATCCTGTAATGGGCTTTGCGGAAAAGTTTATTTATAACCCGGATAAAAAATGGGTGGGGCCGGACGGCGTTGTTGACTTTGGACAAATGGGGTATGACGCCGCCGCGGGCGCGGCCATGTCGTTATTGTTCAGCGCATTGGGAATGCCCGCAAATTATTATTCTAAAAAAGTGGCAGACGCCTATGTTAAAAGAGGACGGGAACTTTCCCAAGACGAACTGAACCTGTTGAAAAAATTGTACAAAAACGATATAGAAACGCATTCGCAGCAAACCGAGCAGCAGACGAAGCAGCCGAAAATATTGCAGCTTCCCGCGGCGAAACCGACGCTGGCGCTGCCGGAAGCCACAACCATTATGCAGGGGCCTGTTCCTGTTACAGCAGAGGAAAGGGCGGCATTGAAGCGTCCCGTTACCACGCCGAAAGCAACGCAGCGTAGACAGGACATACAAGACAGGCTAAGACAGATACAGGAAATAAAGGGTGCTCAAATACCCAGCTTGCCGGAGGAAACGGTAATTCCGCCAACAGTGCCCGAACAGTACAGGCGCGAAACACCTAAGACGGTTACAAAGGGCGAGGCGGAGCGCACGGGCATTGTCAAGCTGAAAACACCGGAACAGGCAAAAGCCGCAAAATTGGCGGAGCCGGAAAAGATACGGCAAATGGACGAGAAGCTGTCTCAAGCCGCAAAGCCTGAACAGAAACGGCCTGAAAAATTCAAGCAGGTATCCGGAAAAAAGATAAGCAAATTCAAACGCTCTCTTGAAAAGGCGCCTGTTACGGAAAAGATACGGAACATGCTGTCCGACGAAGAATTCCTTTATGAAACGCGCTCAAACAAGAAGGATGCGGAAACAGCCTACGCAAGAGTGGAAAGAGACGTTGATGGCGAAATGAACAGGCTTTTGCAGGATACCGGAAAGCCGACGGAAAGCGCGGTGGACAGCATAGAAATATACGCCGTTGCCGACAAGCTGATTCGCGACGGCAGAATAGACGACGCAAAAGCGTTCGTGACGCAAGTGCGCCTGCGTGTTACGTCTACCGCACAGGCTTTACAGGCGTTAGCTGTTCGTGATAAACTATCTCCGGGAGGCGTACTGATAACCGCCACTAAAATGCTTGAGGAATCCGCGCCGAAAGAAACCGTCAAAAAAGCCAGGACAGAGGCAAAAGAGGTTTCCGAAAAGGTAAAAGATATAAATGAAAAGGCCGTTGCCGATATACTGAATAAGCTTGACATGGGAGGCAAGGATATTTATGCAAATAGACAAGAACTTCTCAATATGCATAAAGCGAGACTGCAAGAATTTTCAGAAGCCAATGGATATACGGCGGATAAAGAGGGAACTAGGGCTTTTGAAGTCGTGGAGAGACTTCGTAGACAGGACGAAGCGGCAAAAGAAATAGCCTCCGCGCTGGGCGCTGACGTTATCTTTATAAGGCCGACGTCCGAGAAAAACAACCGCTTTGACGGTGCGACGTTCAACGGGACTATTTTTATCAATGCAAGGGCAACCAACCCCGCGCACGTCGTATTGGGGCATGAAATAATGGAGCGGCTTGCGGCGGAATCCCCGGAAGCGTTCAATGAGTTTGTCGGGACGTTTAAAAATGAACTGGACGCCACCAAAGCGGCGCAGTACCGGAAGGAACTTGCCGAGGCCACTCAAAAGCAGCTGGGGCGCGAACTGACGGACGCGGACTTCTACCGGGAAGCGGCGGGGGACTATTCGGGCGAAATGTTCAACAATCCGGACATGATAGCCAAGGTAGTCAAGCAAGCGCCGAACGTCGCTGAAAAGATAGTGCGGATAATACGGAACATGATAGCCAAGCTCAAGGCCGTCGTGAACCGTTCGTATCAGGTGGAAAGGTATGTAAGGGACGCTGAAAAGGTGCGGGATGCGTACCTAAAAGCAATGGGAAAATTTGCGCCGAAGCTGAAAGCGCCGGAAGGAACGGCGTACAGCGTGAAGCGCGGAAAAACTGAGAAGTTTCAGACAAAACTTGACAGAATTATCCGCAAGACGGCAAATGAAAGCGGCGTAAACTTGAAAAAGCTTATCGCGCAGCATTATACGGAAACGGAAATTGCCGGTAAAACGCTGGCGCAAAAGCTTACGGAAAATACCGGCCTGACGGCGGAAGAGGCGGAATACCTGTCTAAACAGATACAGGACAGGGTGCGGGAAATGACGGAAGCAAAGAAAAAAGCCTACCTTGACAGCCTGTTTAAAAAGCGTACAACGCCGTCCCGCAGAAAAGAACTGGCAGACAGGGTGATCGAACTGTCCAACATGGGCGCGCTGGGCGAAACGCAGTACGCCGAAATACTGTATGACAAGTACGGCATTCCGCAGTTGTCTGCAGAGGAAGCGCAAAGCATTGTCAAGCAAGCGGAGCAGATACAGAAGATAAAGAACGTGTTTAATCGGCAAGCGGCCATTAATAAAATGATGGCGGAAATACGTTCAAAAATACCTGCTGGCGCAGCGGGAAAAGTACGGGCGTACACGCTGATAAATACGCTGCTTAACCCAAAGACAATTGGTTCAAGGAACGTTATGGGCAATATATCGCAGGCCATAGCGCAACGGGTGGACAGGTATGTCATGTCCGCCATAGATTGGACAAAATCAGCGGTTACGGGGAAGGAACGGAAGATAACCTGGCGTACCAACCGGGGCGTTATCGGCATGTATAAGCAGTTTTTTAGCGACATTAAAACAGGCGGCGCGTCCGGGTGGGAAGGGTATTCTCCTTACGGAACGGTGTCGGAGTTTAAGACAGCTACACAGCAATTCAGAGGCAAGCACAATCCGTTAACGTATCTTGAAAAGGCATTGGGCGCGTCTCTGGGCGGCGCGGGCGACTATCCGTTTTACATGAAGGCCGTGCTTGATTCTATTGGTGAACAGTCCGTCTTACGCGCAATGAATGAAGGATACCGGGGAAAGGACTTGAAAGTAAAAGCCAAAGAGTACGCGGACGAAATTGTCAACAGCGCATTGAATGTGTCGGATTATGCGCGGGAAGCGTTGGACAAGGCCAACCGCACAGGAGAAAAGGCAACCTTTCGCGACCCAAACATTGTTAGTACTGTTTTAAAAGAAGTGCACGACGCGCTGAATATTGTAGGGTTCGGAGAAGCAAAAAGGACGTATGCGGGAAAAGTAAAGTCAAAGCAGTATGGATTGGGCGACCTTGTGGTGTTTTTCTCGCAGACGCCCGGTTCGTTATTGAATATCGGATTTGAATATAGTCCCGCCGGTATTTTAAAGTCTGTTTATTATATCGGCAAAGGCATTCACGATTCCCGGAAGGGCGCCGGCGGCTATAACACGGAAAAAATTATCAACGGCATTACAAAGGCTGTCGGCGGCACTTTGTTTTTAAGCGGGCTTGGGTATTTCCTGACGTTAAAAGGAGCAATGACGGGCAAGGGCGAGGACGACGAAGAGGCAAGACAGTTCCTGGAGGAAAACGGAAAGCGCTCATATTCCGTCAACATGACGGCTGTTTTCCGGTGGTTCATGAATGGCTTTGTGGAAGAAGAATTAAATCCGCAGGATGGCGATAAATGGTTCACGTATGATTGGTTCGCGCCGTTTTCGTTCAATATCGGACTTGGGTCGAACGTAGCGCAAAGTGCAAAAAAAGAATCGCTGAAAACAGGGCAAACACTTAAAGAAACCTTTCCAAACGTTATGTGGAAAGCGTCTCTTGAAACACTGTACGACGATAACACAGTCAGTAACCTGTTGATGCCGTTTCGAGGATATGAGCCGATGTCGTCGCTGAAACAGACGTTTATAAACAGTGTGTCGCGCTTTGTTCCGCTTGGCAGTATTTTGAACATGGTAAGACAGATAACGGACAATGCGGCGCGGAGTACCAAAAGCAGCGACGTAAGGATACAGGTAATGAACATTATAAAAAACAGGATACCGGGGCTGTCCAAGACATTGCCGGAAATTATTACCACTACCGGCAGCACAAAGGAACTGTATCAGGGAGGCACGAACAATTTTTTGAATGTCGTGCTGAATCCCGGATTCATTAAGCAATACAAAGAGACACCCGGCACAAAGCTTTTGATAGACTTGTATGAGTCTACCGGCAAAACGACGCAGTTTCCCAGGAAAGCCCGGAAAAGCATTAGTGTTTACGGCCAAACAATAGAACTGACGGACGCGCAACAGGCGGAACTGCAAAAGTACATTGGGTACTCCACCATGCTGACGGTGAACGCGTTAACGGAACAGCGCGCATTCAACAGGCTTTCGGATGAAGAGAAGGTGGAGGCCATTTACACGGTGTTAAACGAGATCGGCAACAACGGCGAAGAGCACATGGCTAGAGTGCTGGGCATTAAGAAGCCGCCGCCAAAGCTGAAAGGCTTTAAGGAAACGGAGAAACCAAAATTTAAAGCGGTGAAGCCCTAGAAATAGGGCTTTTCTTGTTTTTCCAAAGGGGGGTGAAAACGTGCTTGAAAGACTGGAAAAAATCATGAAGGACTTTAACAAAAGCGCCGGGTACGGCGTATTTCCAATGGGGGCAAACGACTTTTATTTTGTGCTTGAAGCGTTACATGAATTACTAAAGGAGCGTGCGGAAAATGAAAAAAATAATGCCTGTGAAGAAGACGACTGTAATCCCGCCGAACATGACGGGAATGCCAAAAAAGCCAAAAAGTAAGGCAAAAAAATCCATGAAAACAAACAAGCCTATGTTGAAAAAGGGACAGGGATTATGGTAATAGCGGAAATCGGACTAAATCACGGAGGCAAATTCAATAAAGCCGTTGAGTTGATTCACGCGGCGGCAGAGTCCGGGGCGCGGGCGGCAAAGTTCCAGTATTATTTGACAGATACGCTGTGCTTGAACAGAAATTGCTTTGAAAACTACAAACTGCTTGACGGCGTCCGGATGCACCCGCAATGGATCCCGCCGCTGGCGCGGGAATGCAAAATATGCGGCATGGAATTCCTGTGTACGGCGTTCTGCAAGTATTCCTGCGAAGAGATTGCGCCGCATGTGCGAAGGTTCAAGATAGCGTCCCCGGAAGCGTGTGATTTGGACTTTGTAAAGCATGTGGCAAGCTACGGCAAGCCGATTATCATGTCAACGGGGAAAATAACGCAGGAACGGCTTGACGCGGTTATGGACGCCGTGACGGTTCCCGTCGCGCTTTTGTACTGTGTCAGCAAATACCCCGCCGCCGTGGCGGACTATAGCCTGGACGAAATAAGGCGGCTGCATGAGCGGTATCGCGTTCCGGTGGGGATCAGCGATCACACCAACGGAATAAGGCTTGCGATTGAGGCGTCCGAACAGGGCGCTTTTTTAATTGAGAAACATTTTATGCTTGAGCGCGGTTGCGTGGACGAAGCGGTATCCATTATGCCGCGCGACATGAAAAAACTGACGGAGGTTGTTTATGGAAGACAAAATCATTGTTTTTGAAATCACCACGCCGCACGACGACATGTATATGGTGTTGCGCGAGGACGACAAGATGGAAATAGGCTACACTATTAAGGGGGCGCAAAATGCAGCATTATGAGCGGAATATCAAGCTTCTTTCGGAGTATCAGCCGGACGTATTTAAAAAAATCGGCGCGGAGCCGAAATTAAAGTTTGATAATATCGACGTAGGATTCGGAACGAACAACGACGGCGTGATTGACAATATCGTCACCAAAGTAGGCGATAAAATGTACGTGGATTCCAAGGGCGCGGATTCAGAAATGTGGGTGAAGTTTGTAAATCCGGACCTGCATACGATCGTCGTCCTGGGTATTGGCCTGGGATACCATGTTGAAAAGCTGATCGACACTTATCCGGACAAAAAGATATTCGTGGTAGAACCGGATAAGCGGATACTGGCGCACGCCATGCACTTAAAGGACTTTGAAAAGATATTCAAAAACACGACGATATGGCTGGACGAGGAAGTAAACCTGGTGAAAATCAAGATATTTGAAATGATAACACACCCATTGGCGCGAGGCATACAGTTTGTTCCGTATGTCGGACTGTATCAGCAGTACATAATCGACCTGATGGGGGCGTTGCAGCGCATGCTGAACGATTGGGCGGTTATGGTGAACACAAAGCGGTGTTTGGTGGACAAGTGGTATTTGAACCGGATTGAAAACGTCAAGCGCGAAACGGCCAGCGCAAAGTCTTTGGTTGGAAAGTTCAAGGATATTCCCGCTATACTGGTGGGCGCCGGACCTAGCTTGCAAACACAGATAGAGCGGCTTAAATCGCTGCAAAACAAAGCCGTTATCATTGCGGCCAGTACGGCTGTTGAAATACTGAATACGCACGGTATCCGCCCGACGTTCGCTATTGCTATCGACCAGGATCCCGTTACTTCCGGAGGATTGCATGAAAATCTGGATTCCGACGTTCCATTGCTGTACGACGGCCAGGTAGCGCAGAACAGCATGAATTACAAGGCTAAAAAGTTTCAATTCTGCTTAAACGTGAATAAATATACAGGCATGGTTATTCCTGATTTGCCGGTATTCGAGTCTGGGCCGTCCGTCGCGAATGTGGCGCTGGACTTCCTGTACAAGATTGGCTGCAGCCCAATACTGCTTGTCGGAGTGGACCTGTCTTATACGAATAATAAGCTGTACTGCGACGGGACAAAGTTTAACCAGGACATGAATCAGGAAAACACAATGAAAATGGCAAACAACAAGGGCGAGTTGTGCAGCACGGAACCGTCGTTTCTGGCTATGCGGAACTGGTTCGAGGAATACGCGGGGCGCGTCAAGCCGAACGTGTTTAACTGCACGGAAAGCGGATTGCCGATTAAAAACATTCCCAACCGCGATTTCAACGAGTTTGTGTTAGACACGGAATACGACTTTGATGCTTTAATCCGGTACGAACCGGTGACGGCCAATTACAAAACCGT